TTGTCCGCGAGGCGGGGCTGGGGGTCACCCCCCTACCTCGCCTCAATCTACGTTATTAACTTGTGTGCACACATCCTCCCATGCCACACACCACAGCACAATCCCCAATCTGCGTGCTGCACACCACACACGTCTACCACTAGCCAAGCACACCCTAGTGTGCTAGTACGCGTGCACTCTCCTCACCCTACCCCCACACAGCCCTAGCCCTGCCTGCACACACCCCCATACAGGGCCCTAGCAGCTCCATACAGCCCCCTACAGTGGGTGCCTGGTACGAAGGGCTACCCAGGGGGGTGTAGGCCCTGAGATTGCCCCACAGAGGGCTTAAATAGGTTTTCCCTGGTAGGGCCCCCTGTATAGACCCCCCTCCCCAGGGCGAAACCCCTCCTGACCTGGGGTTATGGGCCGATTTGACAGGGTCTTGGGGGAGGCGTACTGTTCGTGTTGTCGCCAGGACGGGACACCAGGAAGGCCCCGAAATTGGGGGTTGCGGGTCAGAACCCCGTCTGGTACGTTTCTCCCATCAACTCCACATGGTCCCGAGGACAACCCGCCTAGAGCGGGGGATGGTACGGACCAGCCTCGTGACTCGACAAGTCGATTCACTGGGAGTTGACAGGGGAAACCCGATTTGCTAAGCTTCACCCGGAGCCGAAAGGCCCCCACAACTACATACAAGTCGCAAACGGTCTCCGCACCCATGCTACCTGGTTACTGACAGGTGGATCGGTTAGGGGGAGTGCCCTTAGGGGACAACACTTCCGCGATGCTTACAACCGAGACGTAGGGCCTAGAGCCTGACATCGAAACCGACTTGACAGCCCGGAAACGGGCTGGTACGGTTAGGCCACAACACAGGGAAACGGGTACAGGGGCCGAACAGCCGAAAGGCTGGAAGAACCTGGATGCCACTGCTCTTTGAGAACTCCATATGCAAGCGTTGAGCCTAGAGGTGGCGCAGTAAGCGCCCACTCAACACTGAGTCTTGCACAACCTGCTGACAGCCCCGGCAGAAATCCTGTTAGGTCTCCTAGACTGTAAAGCCATAGCTGGTGGTGACTTGTCCCACGGGAGTTTTGGTGATACTAGTTCAAGTTGAGATTGACAGGGCTAAGGTTTGAAATGCTTCCCTTGCCCGTGCCATCGGTTCTGTTGAGTCGACTTCGGTCCGCGCTACGGTGCCTTTAGCACGGTCTTGGGTGGCAATTCGAGTCTGCATTCAGGAGAGTTGAAATGGAATTGGCTTTCGCATTCATCGAACTCGACGCAATGCCCAGAACCGGAGTGATCCTCAAGAGGATTCACACCTTCGTCGAACTGAGCAGTGAGTACGACGAAATCACATCGCGTTTCGACCTGGCATGGCCGATCATCGCAGCATACGATGACGGCTTGATTCAGGAGGACGGAATCACGGTGAAGGGTTGGGACAATGTAGAGGAACTGTTCGAGTTCCTTTACAAGTACTCCGCCTGGGAAGACTTCAGGCTGACAGAAGAGAACGACGGCTGAACATTCGGGAGGGGCTTCGGTCCCTCCCGGAGGGTTGAACCACCGTTCAAAGGAGTAAGTTATGGTCAAGCAACTCAAAGCAGTGTTCGGCAACTCGGTGACCTACGCGTCCTGGACCCCAGGGTCACAGTACGTGTCCACCTTCTGGAAGTACGATGGTGAGTTCAAGGCAGACCAGACCGAAGTCATGAAAATGAGGGTTGGCGAGACGTTCGAGAAGTTCATGGCAAACGAGTTCATGGGAGAGATCATGCCCGTGACCGGGCTGCCTGGTCGTCGCTAGATGTCTTGAGTGGCTCACGGGGAGACCCGTAAGCCGCTTTCTACACCTAGAGATGAGGTTAGTTGATATGAAACAAGCATTGAGGCGAATCGTGATCGCTCCGGTGATCGCTGGAATCATCCTTGGATGTGTGAGTCTTGGAGCGTGTGCTCCGAAGGATTCACCCAAGGTTGACACCAACTCGTGTGGTGTGTTCTTCCTGAGGTCTTCGGACTGCCCGGAAGACACGATTGGGTGGATCGGTTCACCCGAAGACTCCAGGACTGGGGCGCAGAAGGCATGAGAATCTTGCATCGTGTGATCGCTACCATCCTCAAGGGATGGAACGAAGCCGAAAGGCTGATCAATCAAGGGTTGGACGTCTACACGGTGTACCTGATCGACCCTGATACCGGAGACATGATCGACAAACAGTCCTTCGACAACCACCAAGAGGCCCTTGACTTGGCGACAGAGTCAAGGGTAGAGGGTTACACGGTCACTACCGATTTCGAGTCGCTTGTCTAGTGAGGGGTCCTTTCGGGGACCCCTCGCGGGATTCTCCACTCGAAAGGTCAAGTTATGATCAAGTTGCACCAGAGGGTTCAAGTCAAGCCCCACCTTGATTGTTGGATGCGGGGTGAGAGGTACGGCAGGGTTGTGAGGGTTGGCAAATGGGTCCACGTCCGGATGTTCAAGACCGGACGTATCCGCGAGTTCGCCGCTGCCAACCTGGATGAGGTCAAGTCATGAGCCGCACAACCCTGGTATCGGGCTATTCGGTCTTCTATGTCACGAGTGATGACCTTGTTGTACATGGTGATTGCGCAAGTGACGTGGACCAACAGCAACCCTACTGGGAAGGTCCGGCAATCGAGTGTGATTGCTTGGACCAGTGTGGCCGGATGATCCACTCAAGTTACGGTGAGGTAGAGTCATGAGGATGACCAAAGAGCACATCGCGGCTATGCAAGCTTTGATCGAGCCGCTGGACACCGAAGAGACTCGACAGAACTACAGGGACGGCCTGTTTCCTAGGTCTGAACTCACACAAGACTTGAACCGCCGTTACAGGTGGGACCTGATGTGGGCTGCCAATGCCTACGATGTGGTGAAGGATGCGGACTACAACGATTCGCATATCAACACCGCATTGAAATCCATCGTTCCCGCACTGTAGGGGGTTTGAGCCATGAGCGACGTGTCGAATACAACTTACGACCACAACGGCGTGCGGTTTATCGAGGTTAGGGCCGTTGGTGGAACCCGCCGTGAACGCGGTTCCGCGACTGGAGCATTCGTCCGGAAACTGCCTGGTAAGTGGGTCAAGTACCACACCACCTATTCGGAGACCCACGGGTTTCAGACGGCTACCTACACCAAGTACAGGTGCGAGAACCCTCCGAGGTTTGAGGCGCACACGGGTAGGCCATCCTGGCACCAGGCACGGGCTGGTGCGATCTCGTCGGGAATCGTGGTGTTCGGCACCAAGAATGAAGCCGATCAGTACGTCGAGAAGTACAAGGCTTCACATCCCGGTGAGCCCGCGTTCGTGATCACCAAGTCTTGAGTGACCTTGGTGGGGTAGAGGCTTCGGTCTCTATCCTGCCATCCTCACTTAGGGAGTGTAAGTTATGGGCAAGGTCAAGGGTCGTATCCAAGAGTTGGAAGACATGATGGAATTCGATCATGTCATTCGTGTTCACGATGACGGAACAATCTCGGAACCAGAAGGTTTTTGGGCTCCGGAGTTCTACGACAGCAAGTGTTTCGACAAGTCGTGGACCATGCTGACGGGCTACACGGGTCAGTACCTGTACTCGGGTCCGGTGATGCACGACTCCGAGTACATCGGCGGACACTTGGCAGAAGACATCTTGGACAGGCCTGGTGTCTACGTGGCCGTGACTCACACCTACACCGCAGAGTGCGAACACACAACCGAGTGCGAGTGCCAGGATGTGCAAGAGGGTTGGGGCATTGCGTTCCGGGAATGGCACACCCCTGGACATGAGCCCGGAACGCTGTACGACTGCCCTGAGTGCGAGACTGAGTGTTTCTGCGGAGGTTTGGCAGAGGGCCAGCTCTTGCACCACGGTGAGCCCGTGCAGTGCGTGCACTGCGCTGAGTAGAGGCCTGATTTGGTGGGGGCCGTGTGTGACGGCCCTACGCCATGTTTGACCCCTACGAAAGGCTAGAACAATGAACAGCATGGCTGAAATCTTCCCCAGGTCTCCCCGTTTCGTGGTCCAGTCGGACCTGTTCGGGGTGTACGTCCGCGACACGTTCAGCGGACAGGCCGTGAGGGATGGGAAGGAGAACGTGATCAGGTTCCCGGACTCCAAGCGTGACGAGATCCAGGAAATCGCGGACCAGATGAATGAACTCACGGCGGGTATCTCTTTCGAGAACTCGGCCGTGCATGTCCCGACCGACCAGGAACTCGCAGCCTAGTTCTTTCCTTAGACGGGGGCACGCCCCCGCCTTTGGTCCTTACTAGGAGGTTTGGTTATGGAAACCATTGTTACGAGTATTCCGGTCACCCCTTTCGAGGTCATTCGGGAAAGGGTTGACAACGGCATCCGGTTCCTGGATGAGGAACTGGGCAAGCCGTGGCCCTGGGACCTGGACACGGGAAGGCTTGACCTCGGAAACATCGTGCAGTGTGTGATCGGGCAGCTCTACGCACCGAACATCTGCGAGTGGGGTGGTTGGGGCAGGTTTCACGATCTGCACGAACCCTCTTCGGAGTGGATGCTGGCCCACGGGTTCGATAGCCCGAACCGCGAGGACTACGCGCTTCTGACCGCAGAATGGAAGCGCAGGGTTTACGAGATCGTGGCCTGACGGTTCTGCCTGGTGTAGAGACTTGGTTCTCTATGCCGGGTTTTACCCTCAGTCGAAAGGCAAGAGACATGACTACTTCTGAATTCAACGCTGAACTCCCCGCGTTCGCCCCGATCGTCGAGAAATTGGCGGAGGAGATCACGGCAGGCCGGAACTGGGACATGGAAGCAGAACTTCTGCTGGCCGTGGAATGCCCCTCGGACTGCGAGGACGAGTGCTGCGTCGAACCCAAGGTTCCCGAGTTGGACGAGCAGGAAGCCGAAGACATGTTCGAGGAATTCTTCAACGAGTTCAACGAAACCGTGACCATCTGTGGTTACAACTACGATCCGGCACGGGTGTTGAAGGAAGTCGACCCGACCGCATACCACCAGGAGTTCCTGAACTGGATGGACTCCGAGGAAAGGGATGGTGTGCACACGTTCCCGTGGAACGAGTAAGGTTTGACAAGGATTGAATCTGGTAGACGGTGTGCAGAACGGCGTCTACCGGGTTGAACCCTAAGTCAGACGAAAGGTTAGAACCATGGAATACAAAGTCACTGACGAAGTGATGAGTGTGGTTCCGATTGACGAAATCCTGGACACCTGGGAAAGCGGAGATGCCGAGATGATGGGTATGACCCTCCCACAGATGCTGGACCACAAGCGTGGTGATGACCATTACCCCAAGCTGGTAGAAACCCTAAAGACAGAGGGGTGGACCAAAGGCGTGGGATGTGTGAGCTGGATCAATGGGGTGAAGGTGTTGTCCGACGGCCACCACAGGCTGGCAGCGGCTATCGACCTAGGGCAGAAGTACGTGCCAGTACGGTCTGGGTTAGCTGAGGCTGACTCCGGATCGTGGGGTCAGGTCAAGACAGCCCAATCGTGGCTCTGAACGCATTCCGGGGATCTCAAGTTTTGACTTGAGGTCTCCCGGTGCGCATTCAGCGCGTATCCCAAAAATAGGAGAGTAAAGACATGACCGAAATCAAGCTGTCCCCCGCCATGGTTACGGCTCTGAAGGGAGCAACCATCGAGGGTGCACACGTGCGTGTCTCCAACGACACGAAGGGGCAGACCGTCAAGGGTCTGGAAACCCGAGGACTGACCGACGACAAGGGCTACCTGACCCCGGAAGGTGTGGAGGCCGCACGGCAACTCGGCAACGACACCACCACCTACAACCAGCCCGTAGAGGCGGCTGAGAAGCCCGTGGAGACCACGGAAGGCAATCCGGCGGGCATCACCCCGGAGATGGTCCAGGAGGCCGCACAGAACCTCCTGAAGGCGGTGGATCTGGACAAGCCCGAGGTCGTCCCCAACCGTGAGGACAAGCGCAAGAGCAAGTTCCAGCTCCGAGGGGCCCTGTCCCGTCTGAACGAGCGTCGGCGCGTCAAGCGCATGAAGAAGTACGGCTCGGTTCCGTCGACTTTCGCAGCCTGAGACATGGAATACTTCTGGCCACTGTTTTGGGGGGTTGTTGTCGTGGCAATCTCCCTGGCCTGGATCTTTGCCGATCCTCAAGACTTCGACTAGGAAAGACATCATGCGACGACACCAGGTGACGGTTAGTCACTTGTTCGAGCTGTCCGACCGGGGCATCGACCCCGGTCGGGAGCTGGACATCATCCAAAACATCCATCGTTATGTGAAAGACGCACACCAGTTCGCCATGTCGTATGCCAACTACGCACAGACCGTGCGTGAGTTGTGTACAGGCGAACCCGAACCGGTTTCCACCTTCCTCCAGAGGTGGCCACACAGGAAGGTTGTACTATGACCAACCCGTTTTACATCTTGACCATCATCCTGTTCATGGCCGCGTGTTTCCTGGGCCGGAACAACAAGTACGCTGCGTTCGCGTGCTTCCTCGTGGGTGTGCTGTCGGCGTTTGTCGGGACGTACCACAATGCCCCCTAAGAAAGGTAAGAGCAAAGGCAGACTGCCCCATATCGACAGGAGTAGAGCCCTGCCGGTAAGGTCCAACATCGGGTTCTGGAAAGTCTTGGCTATCGGGGCTGTGTTTGGTGGGATTGTGTATTCCTGCCAAGCACCGCCTTCGTCCCACGAGGCTCCCCAGACCACACAGGTAGTTCCGAGGTAAGAGAGGAAGACAATGTTTAACTTGCATAGCCCGAGGAAGAAGTGCGGAGACTGCGGCGGATCTGGCGTGAACCCTGACGGCGACGAGTGCCAGACGTGTTCGGGTCAGGGCTGGTACTGATGATCCAGATGCAGAGTGACGGATGGACCGTCACCCTCGCCAATGGTCGTGATCTGACGATCCACGGGTTTGGGATTACCAGGGTTCACAGGGTCGACAACATGACTCCGGATGTGATTCAGGGGTTCTTGGCGGGTTGGGTTGCATACCACAAGATGGTAAGCGCAGACAGCCCGATCCAGTCCGAGCCCTGGCCTGTGTTTCAGTAAGACCGATTCGTCCCCGTAGGGGATTGGCTTAATGCCAGCAGTGAACGCGTAGCGGATCTGTGAGTCTAGTTTGGGAACCTACCCCAAGATACGGATAGGGAGCCGGGGCAGTCGGAAGGTGAGGGTTTAGACCGACACAGGGTGCACCGTACTCTTGCGGTGGCCTGGCAATTGGTTGTGGGTTGGGTTTTGCCTACGACTGCGCCAACAATTGAATAGCAAACACAGTGGTTAAAAACGTCCTATAGGGTTCCCTGTGTTTGAGCGCTGGTGGCGATAAGGGGAATGTTCACACGGCACACCGTTCGGGCTCATCCCACCCGACAGCGCACATGACCTCATAGTGTAACTAGAGCACGCCTGGCGCGGGGCTAAGGTAGACCAGGTGCAAATCCTGGTGAGGTCACTCCTACAATGAGAACACAACAAGAAAAGGTGAAAGACATGGCCAAGGTTACGAAGATCATCGACGACATCGATGGCACGGACGCTACGGACACCCTCGAATTTTCGTGGGGTGGGGACAACTACACGATCGACCTCAGCGACGAGAACGCCGACGAGTTCCGTAGGCTCATGGCTCGTTACGTGCCGTTCGCAACGAAGGTGCGGCACGAGGTCAAGACCTTCGGCAAGCGTACGATTCCCATGAGGACCACGGCGGAACTCAACGAGATCCGTGCATGGGCCCGCAAGGCTGGGTTCGAGGTGTCCTCGGTGGGCCGCATCCGTGAGGAGATCATCACGGCCTACGAGAACCGCGACCTGGACCAGGAGACCGCCGACAAGGACGACACGGAGGCTCGCATCGTGGCTCGTGTGGTTGGGGGTGTGTAGTGGATGCGCTGATTCTGTGGTTCTGCTTCGTGGTCGTACCCCTCGTGCTGGCTTTGATGCTCGCAGCATCTCATCCGTGGAAGGGATAGCATGGGTATTTACTACTTCGCAGGAGCGATAGTCCTGTTGCTGCTGGGGCTGTACCTGCACGACAAGTACGGCGGCAACAACGACAAGGACAAGTGGTGATAACCTACGAGATGATCCAGGGTTTCTTTTCCGGGGTCGTGTTCACGTCACTACTGTTCTTCTGTCTTATCATTTCGGGCAAGACCAAATAAGGAAAGGAGGGAAATGTAATCATGTTGGCCTATTCGGGGGAATTGTCGCAGGGTTCCAAAGCGGTGGTAGGGATCATCATCCTTGTTATCATCGGTCTGTGTTTCGCAATGGCAGCATTTTGGAAGGGTTAGGCACAGATGGGAGTACCAACATATAGGAGTGTTTCTCAGGTAAACGAACTGGAACGGTGTCCCGAGGCGTATCGCCTCGGACGTATCGAACGAGCCTGGAAGAAACCCGCAGCATGGCTCCCGCAAGGCACCGCAGTCCACTACGCGGCTGAGATGTGGGAGAAGTCGGGCCGTACCATGAGCCTGGAAGAGGCTCAGAACGCTTTCAAACAGTCGTACACGGACGAGGTAGCAAAGTATGCTGCCACAACTCCTAACTTCGACTTCTGGGAGCGCTCAGGGCCTTACAACGGACGTACCGACGTCGAACGCAGGTGGAGCATCGGTATTGCCCAGGTAGAAACCTACATTGGGTACTACGAGAAGTACCCAGAAAAGGTCCCGTGGGTCAGCCCTGATGGATTGGCCATCGAGTTGTCATTCGATGTGGAGTTCGGTGGAATCCCGGTTAGGGGTTTGATTGATAAGGTTGAGAGTGGAGAGCCCGAAGACCTGAAGACCGGTAAGAAGCCAGGATCAGACTTTCAGCTAGCAACCTATGCGGGTGCGTTGAACGTCAAGTATGACCTCCCGTTCAAGACCGGTCGGTATTGGATGGCCCAGCAAGGCAAGCCCACACGAGACTACGACTTGAGTGGTTGGTCGATCCAGAGGCTTGCCGATGTGTACGGTGAAGCAGACCAACAGATCAAAGCGGAGAACTTTGATCCGAAACCTAGCGTCGAGACGTGTCAGTTCTGTTCTGTCCGAAGCTCGTGTAACTTCGCAATGGCCTAGAAGGGATCGGCAATGGGCACGATCATACTTATTGTTTACCTCGCGGGGTGCATGGTGTTTCTTGTGCCCATTGCCAGGTTCATCCTGGATGACAGCTCGTTCGGAGAGAACGACACAGGCGATTACTGGATGGCCGCGCTTGGAGGCCTCTGCTGCTGTTGGCTCTGGCCGCTGTTCATTCCGGGCTGGTGGGTTGTGCAGATGCTGAAAGGAGATGACGACAAATGAGCAAAGTTAACTACATAAGGGCCAACGGACGAAGGTATGTCGATTTGGCCGATCTGGAGCTGTTCCTACGACGGGTACAAGCGCAAAACCCAGACATCACGGTAGACCGCTACGTCAAGCATGTGATTCGTGAGGTGTGTGAACGTGGGTAACAACAACGACGTCCTGTTGCGCCTGTACGCCTACCTACAGGACTTGACCCTACCCAGCCCTGTCCAGTTCGGAGTGAGCGGCTCACGGGGCTACACAGACCTCGGAATGGTTGCTATGGCGCTGGGTGCTGTTGGGATGTTCTTCCCCGATGCGGTCATGCACAATGGACACTGCAAGGCTGGAGCGGACGCTCTGTGCCTGGAGGCGTGGCCTTTCCTAGGTGAGGGAAAGGCTTATCTTCATGAGCCGCTGTTTGACATCTACGGGAGTCCACGGGCCTACCACGTTAGGAATGAGTCCATCGTGGCAAGGGCTTACTTCCTCCTGGCCTTTGACTGTGGTGGAACTCCTGGGACTGCCAGCACGATCGGGTTTGCCGAAGAACGGGGAATCCCTATTTTCAAGTTCACCCAGGAGATGTGATGGATGAAGAGGAGTTCTGCGGAAAATGCGGAGAAAGTTTCCGTGGTGAAGAGATTTCCGTGGCGTTGCTGTCCGGTGGGTACTACGGCGACTGGGAAGTAGGAGAAACCAAGTACTCGTCCACCAAACTGGGCATTGAGGTTCAGGGTGTCTATGACGGCATCCTGATATGGAAGTGCGAGAAGTGTAACCACATGTGGCCTCGGTTCTCCGAAGAGAATTCGGAAAGGCTTCATAAGAAAGCTTTGGAGATCATCAAAGAATGGGAGAACAAGTGAAGACGACGTACAGTGTCAACGGTTCCAGCAGCACCAGGCCTGAGGGCCTCCCTGAAGGTCTTCAGGTGGTGGAAGACAGCAAGACCTTCCCTACTCTGACCGTGGTTTCGAACGGAGGTCGTACCTGCACGTTCGAGGAGAAGCCTGGAATCGTGCGCAACACGGGCTGGGTTCGGGTCGACTTCGAAGGTACGATGCGATCCTTCAAGATCGAGGATGCACGAAAGATCGGTGAGTGGCTGATCGAGGTCGCGGATTCCTACAAGCAGGAACTCCGCGAGTACACCACCAGCTCTGGTGTGTGGTACGAGATCGAACCTGAGTGGTTCGTGACGGCCAGGAGTCGGGCAGCGGCTGTCAGGATCTCTGAGGGCGAGTACCGGAGCGGGTTCGGTTACGACAGCTTCGAGAGCCTGAAGTTGAGTTACCCGAACGGGACCCTGTCCGGGGAGACCAAGCTCCGGAAGTTCTCGGATGGTACCAGCACCAGGTCACACTGGTACGAGGTCAAGCCGGAATGGGTTGTGTGGGCTGGTTCCAGGTCGATTGCCGAGGACAGCTACAAGGGTGCGGTAGAGGTGGGCAACACCGACTTTGGTCGGAACCTCAGCGACGTGCGTGGCATCTACCGTGACGATTTCGTTCAGGTCCCCGAGTAAGACTTCCACAAATCCACCAAAATTTCAGATCACACGTGGTTCAGGCAAAGCCTGACCACTCAGAGTTGAGACTTTGTCTCAAATCAAAGGAGAAAAACAATGCGTAAGGTTTACAGCGTCACGGGTACGTCCACCATCAAGCCGACCAACCTCCCGGATGGTCTGACCATCGAAGAGACGGAGGTCGAGATCAAGGAAGTGATCGACACCACGCTTTCCCGGCGGTTCACGGTCAAGGAGTCTGGTGTGTTCAGCGGTGGCGTGCACATCAAGTTGGAACAGACCGGCAAGGTGTTCAAGGCTGATGTGGTACAGGCAGCCCTCAGCCGCGAGGAAGCCACCAAGCTTCGGGATGTGCTCACCGAGATCCTGAAGGACGGTACCCGCAGGGTCCTGGACTCCGAGGGCGACTTCTGGTACGAGGTGGAGCACGACCTGTTCCGGATGGGTGAAGACCTGACCGAGGCCAAGCGCAAGCACGCCCGTGACGGGGCCGAGGGCTACGCTCACGACCTGGACTACATCCGGTCCACGCATGGTGTGGACGAGGTTTCCTACATCTAAGGAGAAGCTGTGCCGACACTCGTGGTCGGCTCCACGGCGATGGCGCGCTTCCTTCCGGGGGCGCGCTATCCCAAGGATGTCGACGTTTTCAGTGACAACCCCAATAATCCTGAGTGGGATTCATTCTGGCATGAGTCGCTTCGCGAGTGGATCGGCGACGACTCGTTCAGGTTTGCCACCCTTGACGAGCTGTACACCATCAAGGTGTCCCATGCACAGTGGGAGTTGAATAACAATACCTGGGAAAAGCATGTCTACGACATCGTACAGCTCAAGCGTGCAGGGGCTGTTCTGGATCTGCAACTACACAAGTTGTTGTACTCCGTTTGGGAAGATACTCACGGGGTCAAAGTCATGGACCTTGCCCAAGACAAGGCAGAGTTCTTCGATGACGCCGTGCGACGCACGTACGATCATGACAGCCTTCATGACTCGGTGGCCTATGGTGAGCACCCGATCTACACCGAGGTCCTGAAGGATGGGGCTGAGGTCGACATCGACATGAAGAAGCTGAAGGCCCTTCCGCTTGAGAGGTTTGTCGACCTCATCAAGGAGGAAATCTTCGTGACTGCACTCGAACGCGTTGTTGTCCCCAAGGATTACGATGTGAGTCCGGGTGCGGCTTACTGGTGGGCCTTCAGGCGTACTGCGACCAGTCTGACCAAGGGCTGGACCGCAAGGACCATCCTGGACAACGCGGAACTCTTCCTGACTCCGGGTTCGGATTACATCCAGCGACACCTGTCCAAGTCACACAAGTTGGTGAGGGTCTGATGTGTGAAGTAGAGTTTGGTCCGCTTCCTCTGACTCCGAAAGAGAAGAAGGAACTGGAATACCTCGAATGGGCGAGATGCGTCGCCAACAAGGCAGCAGAACGACCTGGCGAGTGGTGCAAGGTGTTCTACACGGAACATGCTTCCCGTTCTTGGATGCCGGAATGCGCAGAATTCAAAGACAGGCGGGAAGCGCTGTACGCGCTCACGATTCGATACAGGTGGGAGTTCGAGATTTCCCAGAAGTTGGGAGTTTCGGGCCCAGCTTCCGGAGAGTTGTGGATTCGTGAGCCACGAACACTGCGCCAGACCTTCAGGGAGATGTTCACCAAGTGACGGGTCGGGTTCGGGTTATCCACGCCCCAGAAGACGAACAGGAGCTTCTGGGGATGGAAGGTGATGTGATCTCTTGGACTGCGGATTACATCCGAGTGTTCCTGGACGACGACAAGTTCCCCACAGATTTCTACCACTACGAAGTATCCGTACTAGACAACTGAATGAGGAAGAATGACGTATCAGCCTTATCCCCCACAGAAGAAGGGGACCAACCACGCACTTCACTTGATCGTGACGGTATGTACCTGCGGTGTATGGCTTCCGTTCTGGATTGTCATTGCTGCGATCAACGGAGGTAAACGATGACGAGGGAAGACAACGGCTTCTCGATTGCCGTCGTATGTTTCTGCATTGCTCTGATGGTGGTGGTCATCCTGGCTGCCGCTTTGTTCTGAGAAGGAGAACAAGTGAAGGAAGAGACAGCAGTAAAGATGGCAATCGCCTGGTTCTGGTTCATGTTGCTTGTCGGCGTGGCCCTGACGGGATTGGGCGTGTGGGGCGCAATCGAGATCATCCAGTGGATCGGGAGGCACTAAGTGAGTGAGTGTGTGAAGTGCAAGTACGAACAGCTCCTATTCGATGCGGACATCGACTGGGAGACCGCCTACGACGGGGACTACGACTACAAGCTGGGCAGCTACCAGGGCGTGTACAGGACCTTCAAGCGAAGCCTGTCGAATGGCGCTGAGGTCGAAACCGTCGACAAGCACGACAAGGACTCGTGGGGTCCGGGGTACGGTGATGGTGAGTACCGGCAGGGTTCCGAGTTCGATGCGTGGGTCATCCTGAAGGTGACCGAGTCGGATGGTACCGAGCTGTACTTCCGCAAGGGTGGAACTGCCAACTCCTATGGCAATGTGTCGTGGGACAACCCTCTCCGAGAGGTTCGGATCGTGGAGAAGACCGTTCAGGTCTTCGAGAGTATCTTCGAGGGGGTCTGATGAGCGAGACGTGCAGCGCCTGCGGGCAGTCGGTAAAGGAAGGTCAGTCTCAGGACTACTTCCACATCCTGTCGATCTGTGACGAGATCGGGAAGTGGGGAACCACCGGTCTTCAGGCGGGGTGGGAATACTGGAAGGTAGGCGAGGAACACTACCGTGATGGTAAGACCTACGAAATGGTCCAGAAGACTCCGGAAGACCGAGACGAGCTTGAGGGCTACGGGTCTGTAGACGTATCCATGGTGTTCGAGATCGGCTACGACAACTTCGTCAAGGTTACCGGTGCCTGGAGTTCGTACGACGGGATCGAGTGGAACGAACGACTGGTGAACGTTGAGAAGAAGGAGAGGACATCTGTTTACTATGGCTGATATGAGCGAACAGGAAGTATCTGACCTGATCGAGAGCCACGTGTTCAGGGGCTATAACGAGCCCTGGACTTCGCAGGATGGTTCCTATTCCACTCCTGGTGGTCATTGGGAGACCGAGGGCTGGGATGCCTGGGCCGAGAACGATGGCAGTCCTGTGACGGTTCATGGTCTGGGTGAGGTCAGTGTCATCGAGTCCTTCGGCGGTGAAGGCCAGGGAGACGAGTACTACATGGTCTTCCTAGTCGTCTTCTACGGAGGCTGTGAACAGCTTTACAAGTTGGGAGGCTACTACGCCTCTTATGACGGCGGGTATTACGAGGGTCCGCTGTCCGAGGTGAACGCGGTTGTTCGTGAAGTGACCTTCTACGAGTAGGTTCTTCTAGGAATCCTTCGGGGTTCCTAGTAGTTCCGGCTTCTAGAATTTCACCAAAATTTGAGGCCAGGAATGAGGATTTAGTATGAGGAACATTTTTTCTGACCTGGTGGCCAAGCTGACCCGAAGGCAGAAGAAGAACAAGCCGGTTCCGGTCCCGCACAAGGAGCCTATCAGGCAGCAGCCTGAGCCCGAGGAGAAGCCTATGAAGGCGGTGACCTACAACCGTCAGGATGGTGTGGTAGCCGGGGCTCGGCTCAAGGGTGGTGTCGTCTGGGATGACATCGCGAAGGTGTACACCCAGACTCCCAAGGCCACGAACAGGGGCACGAACTACCTGATCCAGGCGCAGAACACAGATCGTGTGTTGAGGGAGCGGAAGATCAAGAATCCATACCACGACGGCCACGACTTCGAAATGTACGTGGCGGGAACGGCGTTCGATGAGGCGTGGTTCTACCAGAACGAGGAAACCAGCCCTGAGAGCGTCTCTAAGGCCCCGGACAGCCCTTCCGGGTATGATTACCCTCAGGAGACGGTTTCTCCCGTGTACGAGGCTCCTAGCCTCTCTTACGAGGCACCTCAGAGCATGACTTCGTACGACAGCGGAAGCTCGTGGAGCGCTCCGTCAGATTCCGGGAGCAGCAGCTCCTATTCTGGAGGGGGTAGCTCGGATTCTGGTCCGTACTCGTCGTCGGATTCAGGAGGATGGTGATGAGCTACTTCGAGGATCTTCTGACCTCGGGTCAGAGGTCATACGAATACGACGGAGAGACCTACACCGAGCATTTCTCCTGGCACTACTGGCTCAACGAGGGCGGAGATGGTGAGTTCGTACGCCTCAACGACCAGTACATGGCCCGTACGATCAAGACTGTGGGTGGTCATGAAGGTGGTGGGGAATACGTTGAGGTTGTTGTAGAGGTTTCCCCGCATGTCGACGGAACCAAGAAATTCTCGTTCGAGTCCAGGTTCTTCAAGAAGCTGGGTTGGTACGGTTCGTACTACGGGTGCGATTTCGACGGGACCTTCAAGGAAGTGTTCCCGAAGCAGAAGACCATCACGGTCTACGAAGAGGAGTAAGCATGAGGATCGGAGACATCTTCGATCCGCAACTGCTGTTGGACATGGTGAACGAGGGGATGGTTCGCATCCAGTTCCACCCCTCGTTTCCGTTGTGTATCGCTACCTACACCAAGGATGCGGTAGTCAAGCGGGAATGGAACCAGGTCACTACAGCGTGTCGCGGATTGATCTGGCACGAAAAGACAGGTGAAATTCTCGCGCGTCCCTTCCCCAAGTTCTTCAACCTGGGCGAGCCTGGGGCTCGTGTGGATTACGAAGCACAGGTAGAAGTAACCGACAAGATGGATGGGTCTCTGGGCATTGGGTATGTCTGGGAGGGTAAGTGTTATATCGCCACCAAGGGAAGCTTCGATAGCCCCCAGGCTATCGAAGGAACCTGGATGCTGCACAAGTATTACCCCGATTGGCTTCCGCCTGAGGGTGTGACCCCATTGTGGGAGATCATTTACCCCGAGAACAGGATCGTCCTGGACTACGGAGATGCTCGTTACCTCGCCCTGATTGAGGGTATCGACATCAAGACGGGTAAGACCTACAACCCAGATGGTATGGAAGACGCGGGTATTTGGTCTTCGTGGAACGGTGCAGCCGTGAACATCTCGTGGTACTTCACGCTTGGTGAGGTTGTATCGGCGTTGCCTCGTGAGAACGCAGAGGGTTTCGTAGTCAGGTACCTGGACACCGATGAGCGAGTCAAGATCAAGCAGCAAGACTACATCGACAAGCACAAGTTGGTGTTCAACCTGTCCGAGAAGACTGTCTGGGAATCCCTGAAGGACGGAAGGTTCGAGGAGTACAAGAAGGGGATGCCAGACGAGTTCCATGAGTGGATGGACATCACGGCCTCTCCATTTCTCCAAAAATTTCAGGACCACATTACGCTTGTCGAAGAGACTCGATTTATCCCTGAGGTAGACGAGCTGTTCGCACGGGGCGACCGGTCTGCCCGCAAGGAACTTGCAAGGATGACCCGAGACGCACCACGATGGGTACAGAAGGTGTTGTGGTGCATGTGGGACGGAATGGACTACACCCAGTACATCTACAAGCAGTTCGAACCCAAGGGACAGACGAAGGTGGCGAAACCATGAGCATTCCCAGCCCGTGTGACTGCGGGTTCAATGAGGATGACCTGGAGTTTTGCTTCAACGGAATGATCCACTCGGATCTGTTCCGGAGAATCATCAAGACTCCGTGTAACTGCATTTGTCATGGTGTTGATGTGGCACTGGAGTTCCCCGAACCACTCAAGGAACTGGAGTTGGCAGCATGAACTGCAACGGAAACACCCAGTTGAAAGACGGAACTTGGGGGCCTTGCGGATCTGTGTTCTGTCTGACCTGCGGTCCGGATGAGGACCCCTTCGCACAAGAGGGAGAAGAGAAGTGAGCGGGGAGCTGTACATCTGTGTGGGTCTTCCCGGTTCTGGGAAGACCACCTTCGCACGAGAGATCGTAGCGAGTCTTCCTCCTGGTGAGGCTGTGGCCATCTCCAGGGATGACCTGAGGCTGACCCTGTACGGTACCAAGCTGGGTCTGACCTCGGATCAGGAGAACGAGATCACGGCACTGGAACACTCGATGATCGACAAGGCTTTGAGTCGTGGCCTTCGGGTTGTTGTTCACGACTGCAACCTGAAGACTGCGTACCGTAGGCCTCTGGCCTTGATCGCAGAGCGTCTTGGTGTGGAGTGGTGCCAGGTAGATTTCACCTGGGTTCCGCTGGAAACCTGCTTGGAAAGGAACTCCAAGCGCGAACACCCCGTTCCGGAAGATGTAATCCGGAACATGTTCCAGCGCTACGTCACCCCACTCCAAGGCAAGACTCCGGTTGAGCCTGCTGTGCGGGGGAAGTTCACGATCCCACAGCATGAGTTGTACGTTCCGGACACCAGCCTGCCAGACGCGGTGCTGGTGGACATCGATGGGACTGTGGCTCTCCACGATGGTGTGAGAGGCCCGTACGACACCTCCAGGTATCACCTGGACAAGCCCAACCTCCCCATCATTGACATCGTGAGGCACGAGTACTACGACCTCGGAAACAAGATCGTGTTCGGGTCTGGTCGTAGTCACAAGTTCTTCGGGGTGTCCGAGGAGTGGTTGTACCAGGAAGTCAAGGTTCCTATTGCAGGACTATTCATGCGTTCGGAAGGCGACACCCGCAACGATGCGGTCGTGAAGCTGGAACTCTTCGACAAGCACATCAGGGGTAACTGGAACATCAAGCGGGCATACGACGACCGCAACAGGGTTGTTGCGGCTTACCGTTCCATTGGGTTGACAGTACTTCAGGTAGCAGACGGTGATTTCTAAAAATCAAAGGAGAAAACAATGCACAGTTCGAGTCTGATCATCGCAGGTGTCCTCGCCCTCATCGGGCTTGGGCTGTACAGCAAGTCCAAGGCTGTCGGCACGGTGGTGTTGGTCCTGGCCACCGTCATGGTTGCCGCAGGGGTAACTGCATGAGGCTGGCATGGTTGTTTGGCGGTCTGTGCTTTGGTGGTGTAGCCATCGTGTGTTGGATCGCGCAACTGAAAGAGTTCGCCATCGGAGCCGGTTTCGTAGGGCTATTCATGGTCACAGAATCTTGGGTAAATGACGACAAGGAGATGAAGTAGTAGATGTTCAAGCTCTCTGCGTTTCGTACGGTGATGTCCATCTTCGGTCTGTGGGCATTCATCTACATCATGGGTCCGTACATCCACGTGTGGACCGACCAGATGTTCGCCCAGATGGGCAGCACCATCGGCATCACCCCCTGACAAACAAACAAAAGGAGAAGGAAACATGAGCACTACTGTCACCAAGGCCTCGATTCAGGTTGCGATCGACATCATGAAGGACACCCTTGCAATGGAAGGTCTGTCCTACATGCTCCGCAACCAGCAGGTTGCCGCTGAGTGTGCGGGCAACTCCATCAAGATGCTGGAAGCCTTCGAGCGCGATCTGAACCGACTGTAAGGAGTCACCATCTTTAGCCTGACTCAATCGATGCGGGCTAGGGGTTCTGGTGGGGACCCAATCCCTACTGGGTGGAAAGCACTGGACAACGCGGGTATCGTGTTCCGCAGGGGTCAGCTCGTTCTGATCGCTGCGGGACCCGGTACCGCAAAGTCTGCTCTTACACTCGCACTGACCATCCAATCCGGGGTTCCGGGTATGATCTTCAGTGCTGACTCTGATGCCTTCACACAGATGACACGAGCAATCTCCATGATTACGGGTCTTCCACTGGCCAAGACCACGGAGATGGTTCTGGAAGACGAAATCCCAGCAGAAATTGTGGAGCAACTAACCAATGTTCCGCTGCGTATCGACTACGAGACCTCTCCATCGTCCGAGGACATGGAAGAGATCCTGGAAGCGTACTGGGAACTGTTCGGCGAGTACCCCACCCTGATTGTCATCGACAACATCACCAACGTGGAAGGTGTTGGGGGTGAGGACACAGATTACTCCGCAGGCCTCGAAGGCCTGATGGATTACCTTCATGGCATGGCACGGGAAACCGCTGCGTGTGTTATTGGTCTTCACCACGTCAAGGGTGAGTACAACAACGGAGACAAGCCAATCCCCTTGAACGGGATCAAGGGTCAGATCGGACGAGTACCCGAGATGATCCTGACCCTGCACAAGCGTCCTTTGGACGACCAGACGAGCCTACTCTGTATCTCCAAGGTGAAGGTTCGCGGGGGTCAACCCGACCCCACCGGAATGACCTGGGCAGAACTGGAGTTCATCGGAAACAGGATGTCATTCAAGGATGTGGAACTCCAAGAGGTTGCTCCCCCGGAACAGCAGTGGGAGGACGACCAACGTAGACAGCAAGAGGAGTTGGAATGGTCAGGGTGAATGACGCACCATGGAAGCACAACTGTGTGAGCCAATATAGTATGTGGCCCTGCCATGTGCTGTCGAGGCCCGCCAGTGATCACAGGGTTTACATGTGTGGTTACGAAGAGAAGCTGGGACCCAACGGGGCAACCCACGTCTGGACCAACAGCCACAAGGGTTGTGTAACCCCGCAGAAGCCGTGCGAGGGCAAGACGGCATTCCACATCACGGTCTATGATTGTGGTGTTGTGTACAATGACAAGGAGGATGAAGTGAGCTATGTGAACTCGTCTATGTACGAGACGGAAACCAAGGTAGAAGCCGCAGAACGCAGGGTCCGTGAGGCTGAGAAGGCCCTGGCTCAGGCCAGGTACGACGAGAAGAAGGCGCAGCAGGACCTGCGGTTTCGTTTTGAACCAGGGGACGGGACTGTCTTGAAGTTCAAGAAGCAGTACGATTCCAGTGGTAAGTTGTATGAATTCGTGGCTCTCCGGATCAGCCGGTCCTGGTACCTGACCCAGTCCAATGGGTTCACCAAGAGTCCGATGTCGTGGCAGGAACTCAAGGACTTCATTGGTGACGGATCTGCGTGGATCTTCACGGCCAACCGGGCGCTGTGATGCGCAAGGTTGGTGGTTACATGATCCTGGCTGGCCTCTTCGGGGGCTGGTTTGGGATGGCCTCGTACAGTCTTGGCCTTGTCCAGACATCAATCATGACCGGAGTGGTGGTAGCAGCCTTCGGGCTGCTGGCACTGGCCGTCTACCTGATCCAGGAGTGACATGTTCAACTTGAATGATCCGGTGTGGATTCTGGGTGTGAGCCCAGGGTTCTTCGAGAGCTACTTGGACCCGAGGTACCCCGAGACGGGTATCCGTGTGGGTGTGGCAGCCAACGGAGTTGGGTTCGGGGCTGTTGTCCCGACCCATTGGGTTACGGAAAGGGACATGGATGCCTGATCACCACCACGATTTCTGTCGGCACTGCGGCAAGGGATTCAACGACAGTGACCTGTCTACTCTGAAGTCCATGGTTTCTTCGCACGAATCGGGATGCAAGGATAACCCAGCCAATTCCCAACAATGAAGGGAACACCAATGGCAAGACACTTCCATGACAACTGTGCGTACTGCGGCAAGCCGTTCAGTGACAAGACTATTGCAGGCGTACAGAACATCGTGGCCAACCACGAGATGTTGTGTTCGGATAATCCTGGTAACTCGATCGGGGATACCGGGGTTTCTGTAGAAGAGGCTTTGGAAGCTGCGAGGAAGGAACTCGGTGACTGGTAGCAATGCCCCCGCGCTCACGAAAGAGGAAGCAGCGAAACTCCTCACCGAGTTCTGCTCCACCTACCCCCATCTCAACCAAGGGAACCTGCAAAGACTGCGGTTCCCTGACTCGCCCGGTGTCGAAGCCGGGTCCGAGGTGTGCGACGTGCCGTGTAGCACGTCGTAAAGCCCTCCAGGAGGCTCGTAGGCTGACTTACGTAGCCAAGCAGTATGGTTTGACCCCAGAGCAGTACAAGGCGCTCTGGGAGCTTCAGGGAGGCAAGTGCTACACGTGCCAACGCAACCGTGGGAGCTGTGTAGATCATGATCATGCTTGCTGCCCTGGGAAGACCTCGTGCGGTAAGTGTGTTCGTGGATTGCTATGCAACCCCTGCAACAAGGGTGTGCTTGGACACCTGCGTGATTCGGTAGAAGCACTGGAACGAACAATCGAATACATCAAGAACCCGCCTGCCAAGGCGTTGTTCGCACTCATGAAGGAGAGAACATGACGAATCAGTACAAGCCCACCCAGTTGATGGTGGACTGGGTTGCCAAGCTACGTGATCCCGACCTGGCACAGGCTGAGGGTGCGCTGTGCAAGGTGGATGCCGATGGCAACAAGTCCTACTGCTGCTTGGGTGTCCTCGAAGAGGTAGCAGGAAACGAGGCTAGTCCTCAGGTTGATGTGATGAGGGCGGGAGATGGTGTGAAGTTCGAGAACCTGGCGTTCTACGGGCTGACCGCCAAGGGTGAGACCGGGTTGCCGAGCACCCGACTCATCGCAGAAGTTCTGGGTGTTGACCCCGTCGGGTTCATGGTGGATAACGTGGCCCTGGGTGTGGACGTGGATGGTTGTGCATTCAACGCGTCCGAAGCCAACGATGACTACGGTTGGAGCTTCGAGCAGATCGCAGACCAGTTGGAAGCGGTCTACATCAACGGCACGGGCAATCCGAACGACTACGCCATCAACAACGCAGGGGTGCCCAACAAGGGGATCGATTACTGAGGAGGTGTTGTAATGGAGTGTGTTCTTGGCGGTGAGTGCCAGTTCCCGGATGAGTGTTTCGGGACTGACCTCGAAGAGGATAACAACGATGACGACGAGTGACCCACAGCCATTGTGTGGTGACTGCCCTGACCCTGAAGCGTGTCTTCAGGGTGCTCCATGTGAAGTAGTCAGGTACTGGACTGATGTCATGAACGAGAGGAAGTCTGATGACTGACACGACCGAGGCTCTCAATGTTCTTGCTGACTGGTTCTCCGAAGATCACCCCTCGGGGTACTACACCCGTGGTGATGGTTACGACCACACCTGGACCCTTACGGTGTCCAGGGGTGTCGGCATTCTTCGGGTTGTGATGGAGGATGTGAATGGCATCACGGAGGATTTCGAATGGGAACTGAACCTCCGATCGTAGTCTTGCTCAAGAGGTGGTTCCCCGATTGGGAACCACCTCGGGGCAAGAGGACTTGGCTTCCCGTTTTGTGTCCGTTCCATGCTGAGACACGAGCCTCAGCATCCATATCACTGGAACTCAATGCGTTCACTTGTCATGGGTGTGCGATGAAGGGTGGTGTGATCAGCCTGATTATGCGAAAGGAAGGGCTGAAGTTTGCAGAAGCCGAACGATACGCAGAAGAACTTCTTGATGGAAGCTACGTCCCTGTACCACGCAAGCCTCCCAGGAAGCCAAGCCGAAGAGTATTTGGCCAGTCGGGGACTGGAAGGACCGGAACTAAAAAAGTTCCGGCTTGGCGTAGTTGAGAACCCCCTGCCGGGGCACGACATGTACCGGGGATGGCTTGCCATTCCCTACTTGAGGTGGAGTCCTGGTCAGGGCTGGTGTGTCATCACCATGAGGTTCAGGTGCCTGGAAGACCACGATCATGGTCGACACGGTAAGTACATGGCACACCCCGGAAGTCAGATCCACATTTTCAACACCCTGTCGGTGTTGCGGAGCAACGATGAGATATGCATTTGCGAAGGTGAGCTTGATGCTATCTCAGCCGAGCTGATGGGTTTGCCGTCCGTAGGTATTCCAGGTCGCGAGAACTGGAAGTCACACTTCCACAGGATGTTCAAGGGATACGAAAGGGTTTACATCCTGGCAGACGGGGACCAGGCAGGGCGTGACTTCGCGTTTGATGTCATGAAGACCCTTCCCAAGGGTCGCATTATCAACATGCCAGACGGAGAAGATGTGAACTCCACAATCAAGAAGTTCGGTGTCAACTCAGTGCTCAAGAAGATGGGGAAAATCAGTGGCTGATGCTTACTTGGAATCTCGTGTTCGTATCGAGCTGGAAACCCTATCGTTCGTGATCGGGTTGGACGAAGCTCGTGAACTGTACGAGCAACTGGAAGCCGTGCTTCCGAAGGATGACGTGGAGTACAACAAGGGTGGGTCATTTGGTTTTGGTCCTACTCGTGACGAAGGAGACAAAGACGATGAGTGATGTAAACATTGAGGTGACCAAGTCAGTTCTGGTGGTCTTGGACTTCGAGGAGTATAACCTTGACCAGGATCAGGCTGAGGCGTTGCTGGACCTACTGGCACACGCCCTGGGCAAGACGGTTAGTGCGTGAAGATCCTGGACAGGTTCGAGGCTAAGTTCATCCCCGAACCAATGTCCGGGTGTTGGTTGTGGACCGGCGCTTTGGATACGGGCGGATATGGTTGTTTCGGAGTTGGAAACCGAAAGACTATGGGTGCACACAGGTTCAGTTATTTGACTTATGTTGGTTGGATTCCTGAAGGTGTTCATGTCAGGCACAGATGTGATGTACGTTGCTGTGTTAATCCAGAACACCTGGAACTTGGTTCTGCTCAGGACAACGCCGACGACAAAGTACGCAGAGGTCGTCACAGGAACGGCCGTACGGAACGTACGAACTGCCCACAGGGGCATGAATACACACCGGAAAACATCCGACCCAATAGAAGGGGACGAGACTGCGTTACTTGCCACCGTGATAGGGAACGAGCAAGGAGGCGCAATTGAAGATTTTGACGCTAGATATTGAGACGTCCCCAAACATTGCCGATGTTTGGGCACTGTTCAACCAGAACGTATCGTTGAACCAACTACGTGAGTCAACCCGAGTGATGTGCTTTGCTGCCAAGTGGCACGACAAGCCAAAGGTGGCATTCCACTCGGAATACCACGATGGGTTTGACGTGATGATCGATAAGGCTTATGACCTTCTCGATGAGGCCGATGTGATTGTGCACTACAACGGGACACGGTTTGACATCCCGCATTTGAAGCGGGAGTTCCTACTCAGGGGCATGACTCCTACATCCTCCTTTCAGGAGATCGATCTTCTGAAGGTGGTGCGGAACAAGTTCAGGTTCACCTCGAATAAGTTGGACCATGTTGCCCAGCAACTTGGACTTGGTGGGAAAGCATCCCATGCTGGGCACACCCTCTGGGTGAAGTGCATGGCGGGTGACAAGAAGGCCTGGGATTCAATGAGGAAGTATAACAAGCAGGATGTTGTACTCACCGAGAATCTCTATGACACACTCAGGCCTTGGATCACCAACCACCCAAGCCATGCGCTTTACGACGGCACTACGGATGCCTGCCCGAACTGCGGAAATCAGCTAGGGGTCGGACATCGACGCGGGTTCAAGTACACCAACCTCGGGAAGTACCAACAGTACCGATGTGATTGTGGTGCTTGGAGTCGCAGTGGAAGGTCAGAACAACTAACCGACCTTCGGGGTTCGGCATAGCAAGGAGAACAACATGATGCACGAACACATTCCAAAGGAGTTCTACGACGCAGTAGAGCAGGCAGCCAGGGGTGCTGGTCGTAAGTGGCCAACACTGGATTGGGAGGACATCAGGCAGGACGTCTGGGTCTACCTGCTTGAGAACAAGCCTGAATACGTCAAGCTGCTCAAGGAAGAAGATCCTTCCACGCAGCTTCGTAGGATTGCAGGGCAACGTGCGGCTATGGCAGCCGATGTCTACGAGTTCTTCTCGGGTCAATACGAGTACGGCACGGACGAGGTCCGAACCCTGCTTGAAATGGGTCTAATCACCAACAGAGAAGCGGCAACCCTGAGTGAGTCTACCGACTTGTCTACCGGGATGCTGATGCTGAAGGCCAAGAATAAGTCGATGTTCGATACCATCGTAGACAGATTCGTTTACGGTAACGAGCAGGAAGACCGCAAGGCTGTAACCAGGGCTGTCGATGCTCTCACGGTGTTGATGAATCGCTGCAACACCAGCAATAGGTACACGGACCACCAGGGTCCAGGTGCTAGAAAGGTCGGGGATTTGTAGTGGCAGACCCCGTAGTACAGACCGAAGAAGAGTTCCACAAGAAGCACGTACATGTAGAACCCACCAAGAAGTAAGGAAGTTGAATTAACATGGCAGTCGCAAAGAAGAAGACCGACCCGTTCGAGACCGACCCTTTTGAGACCGCGCCTGAGGGGAACGACACCCCTGGGGATGAGGCGCAGGCTGATATCGATTCGCAGGGCGTGATCCGCCCTGCGGAGAAGCCGGTTGTTGTGGTTCCTTCCAGTGAGGGCAAGGTGACCGTGACCCTGAAGGGTGGTGTGGGATTCAATGCTCCGTGGGTTGTGATCCACGGTAAGGATGTGGGTGACGCTCTGGATCAGATCAACGATCCTCAGATCACCGACCTCCTTGAGAGGGCTCAGAAGGCCTCTGCGTACTTCGCAGACAAGGCCCCTGCTCCGACCCCTACCCAGCAGCAGGGAGCCTCTCAGACCCAGTCTGGGCAGCCCGCTGCATCGGCTGCCGGACAGGGTGGTGTGGTCAAGACCTGTCCTCACGGCCAGATGGTACCCAAGTCAGGCGTTAGTGCGTCTGGCAAGGCCTGGAGTGGGTTCTTCTGCCCGACTCCTCGGGACACTCCCGGACAGTGCAAGCCCCAGTTCGACAAGTAATTCTCGGAGGGGGTCCTTCGGGACCCCCTCCTCTTAGGAGGAACATGCTAAGCAATATCAGTGTCCTGATTCCTTGGAGGGGAGGAGATCCCCAAAGAGAAAGAGTCTGGGAATACATCAGAAAGGAGTGGGAGTTCCTCGGGGTTGAGCTGTGTGTTGGGGTTGACGATGAAGGTGGTCCGTTCAACTGCTCGCGTGCCCTGAACCGTGCGTTCAGGATGTCGACCAAGCCATACATCATGCAGTTCGGTGCGGATTGTTTGCCGGACTACAATGCCATCCGAGATGGCTACCACTGGTTGGAGTCGGGTCTTCCCTGGGTTCCCTTGTTCGACAGGACCGACTACTACAACGAATACGCCACCAACATGATTGTGGACGGGTGGCCCCGCGATGAGCTGGCCGTCGATGAGAACCTTGCTGTTCCGTTCCAGACTGGTGTGATGGCACTGCGTCGAGAGGTGTTCCTGGAAACCGGCGGATCTGACGAACGGTTCGAAGGTTGGGGGGCCGAGGACTCGGCATTCAGAATGGCTGTGTGGAAGTTGAATGGTCATGGAACACCGTTGCCCCACACCTTGAAGTGCTTGTGGCACCGGAGTGAACACCGTGTGTTGGGAGAAGACAACCTGGCGCTGTGCCAGGAGTATGAGCGAATCGAAACCCGTGAAGACATGCTCCGGTACATCGATCAGAGAGGCCGCTACGTATAGGAAAGACGGGACGGAATGCAAACATGGACAATTCATGTTCAGGGTGACCCAGTCCGGGTTCATCGGGTGGAGTCTTACGAAGACCTGGAACTGTTTAAGGAATTTGTTCGGAAGAACCTCAAGGTCTTGGCGTTTGACACGGAGACCACAGGGCTCGATATTTACTCCCGAGGGTATCGTCTTCGGCTAGTCCAGTTCGGCAACAAAAACGAAGCATGGGTGCTGCCGGTTGAGCTAGGTGGTGATTACATCACCGTGACGATCCAGACCCTGATGGCCGTGGAGAAGATCGTGGGTAAGAACCTTGCCTTCGATTTCAAGGTTATCGACAGGTGTCTGGGCATCCCGATGGAGAAGCTCTGGCCCAAGGCTTTCGATGTGGAGATCCAAGCCAAGCTGATCGATCCCCGAGATACTCTCAAGGGTGGTATCGGTGTATCCCTGGAAGACCTGGTTCGGCATTACCTGGACCCAAACCTGGCGGACAACGTCAAGGGTCTGATGTCCAAGATTGCCAAGGAGTACAAGACCACCAAGGCCAAGGTCTTCGAAAAGGTTGACCTGAATCATCCTGAATACAACATCTATGCGGGGATGGACACCATCTTCCCGGCTAGGCTCGAAGGTATTCAGAGTAAGTTGATTCCGGCTTCGGCTGTGCAGCTCATCCACTTCGAGCACGAGATCGCAGAGGTGTGCACATACATGGATCGGGGAGGGTTCCTCCTTGACCTGGAGTACACACAGAATCTCTCGATGGAACTGCACGAGCAAGAGGAGAAGTACTCCGAGATAGCAGCCCGGTTTGGCTGCGAGAATGTGAACTCCACGGATCAAGTAGCCGAGGTTCTCCTTCACAGGGGTGTTGTCCTCAAGGACAGGACTCCGACAGGCAAGCTTCAGGTGTCCAAAACAATCCTGGATAAGCTGGTGAAAGAGAACGACGAGTTTGCCATTGCTGTACAGAAGGCAAAGAAGGCACGCAAGTGGCGTACCACATGGGTTGATGGCTTCCTCAACAACATGGACGACAACGGTAGGTGCCACGCCTCGATCAACACACTCCAGGCTCGTACTGGGCGTATGTCGATCACTGGTATCCCGGCTCAGACGCTTCCTGCGTCTGACTACACCATCCGTAAGTGCTTTGTTGCCGAAGAGGGTCATTCTATTGTCAGCGTGGACTACAAGGGGCAGGAACTCCGTGTTCTGGCAGCCCTGAGCGGTGACAAGACCATGATCGATGCGTTCAAGCACGATCTGAACCTTCATCTCCTGACTGCTCAGGCAGCCTTCGGGGATCATGTCCTCAAGGACACCAAGGAATACAAGGCGGGCAAGATCACCAACTTTGCCCGTGTCTTTGGTGGTGGTGCCAAGGTGGTTGCCGAACAAACCGGACTTACTTTCATGCAAGCCAAGAAGGTGGTCGAGGCGTTTGACAAGAGGTATCCCGGAGTGACCAATTACGCGGACAAGCTTGCGAAGTTGTCCGAGCGAGATGGTTATATCACCACGTACTTCGGGCGTAGGCTCCCTGTGGACCGTAGCAGGGCCTACAGCGCTCTCAACTACATGGTGCAGTCATCCAGTAGGGACGTGACCTGTCGTGGCATCCTGAGGGCATACAGGGCTGGTTTTGGGCCTTACATGCGTCTTCCGATCCATGACGAACTCCTCCTGTCTATGCCTACGGCACGTGCAGAATGGGGAGCCAACGAAGTTGCACGACACATGAGTGAGACTATTGGTCCGGTCTTCATCGACACGGATGCCGAGGTTGGTCGTCGCTCATGGGGCAGTTTGTACGCGGACGTTGACTAGCGGGATGGCCCTTCGGGGCCTCCCTAACCAAAGGAGAACACAATGAGTAGCAACGCTCTTAACAACCTGCTGGACGATGTTTCCGAGATCGGTGCAGCATGGGACCTGATCACAGATGCCGTGGAAAAGCACATCGGGTCCCATCACGAGGCTGATCGGCCGAAGCTGCTGGCCGACTACACGATCCGCATGTCCAACCTTCATGCCCTCGAAACCATCGCGAAGGCCCTTGCGATCATCGCTCAGAAGGAGAACTGAAATGGGATACGAAAAGCCCGACCTGTACTACCAGCCTGAGGCTTTCGGTCTTCAGACCATTGGTGAAGTAGAGTGGAACGACGAGTCATACTCCTTCAATTTCACCGTGGTGTGGCAGTCCAAGGAAGACCCGAAGGTCTTCTACTGGGCTCAAGACTCGGGGTGTTCCTGTCCTGCCCCGTTCGAGGACTTCACGTCCTTGGATCATGATGATGTGTTCAAGGGAACCAAGCATGAGTGTATTAAGGCCCTGCTGGACGAGCTTGAACGTGTCAAGAAGGTCAACGAGAGTTATTCCTGGCGTACGTTCGACCCTTCGGATGATGCTCTGGAACTAGTAGGAAAGCTGGTGCGACTGTGAGCTACGTAGAATACAGTTCCAACAACTCGGGTGGGTCCTGGTGGCTCACCGATCAGAACTGGTACGACCTGGAAGCTGCTGGGTGGGAAGTCCAGTGGATCAAGGATGAGAAGTCACCCTTCCGGGAGGAAGGGACGGAACGCTGGCTAGGTGCCCTTGCCCGAGAAGCCATTCGTCGTGATGTGTCTGTTCGTGTGGCAATGGCCGAGTTCGAGGATGTAACCGGATTGAGTCCGTACGATGAGGGCTGCCACTGCTGTGGTCAGCCTCATTACTTCTCCGAATACAACGATGACGGGAGCTGGATTCGATGACGAAGAGGTTGGCTGTTTCTATCAGCAACTACACCATCGAGCAGTACGATGATGGTGAGCCCTACGGGGACTGGCGTGCCAGTTACGAGTACAGCGGTGTAGAAGCCACCCTTGGCGGGGGTGGCCGTATTGGCTGGAACACCGACATCTTCGACGTCAAGGACGAGGTCGAAGTTCTGACCCCGCTTTGGATTGTGGTTGTGGTGTACGGCACCGGGGACACCTTCGGGCACTCGACGGGTAACTCCACGGTTGCTACCGTGTGCTATTCCGAGGAAGACGCAGAAGCGGTTCGTGCTGCTATCTGGGAAGACAACAAGAACTCCAACTTTGGTGCTATCAATGTTGGTGAGTACTCGTTCTACAACGGAACCTGGAAGGGTTACTTCGAGGATCTGGAAGGTGTCATCGTGGAGAAGGTCCGAGTGGAGGTAGACAATGGTTGATTTCATCAAGTGGGACAGCACGCCCAGGTTCCACAAGTACCTGACCATCAGCGAGAAGATCGATGGCACGAATGCGTGCATCCGAATCCTGGATGGTGAACTCACGACCCAGTCTCGAAAGAGGATGATCACCCCCGACGACGACAACTTCGGTTTCGCAAGGTGGGCCTACGACAATGCTGGTGCTCTGACAGATGTGCTGGGCTACGGGGTTCACTTCGGTGAGTGGTTCGGTGAGGGTATCCAGAAGAACCCGCTTGGCATTGAGGGCAAGCGGTTTGCCCACTTCTCTCCGTGGAAGTTCAATGACGAGGAGAAGGAGCGCATCGAGAACTCGGGTCTGGTGGAGTTTGTCCCAGTCCTCTTCGAGGGCCAGGCGGATTACAACACCATTCCTACGGTCATCAACAACCTGATGGCCTTCCACTCCTATGTTCCCGGAGCTAAGTGGGATGCCAAGGCTGAGGGCATCATCGTCTGGCACAAGGAGACCCAGCAGAAGTACAAGATCCTGCTTGAGAACGACGAGATCCACAAGGGGCAGCTATGATGGAGATCCGTGGTGATGAAGTATGGATCAGCATCCCCAAGGAGGCTCGTATCATCGCGGAAACCTGGAGTCGGGAGAATTTGGTTATCCCCATGTGGGCAGCCGAGGCGCTTCGTGATGAACTGGTAAGGAGTTTGGTGCAGTGAACATCAATGTAACCACCTCGGGTGGTTCTTCACAGGTTGCGGTGGGTGGCAGTAATGTCACCCAGATCCAGTCGTCCTCGGACGATGGACATCTCAAGGAGTACATCCGGTTTCTCTACGAGAATCAGGTAGAGGACATTGAGAACTCTACGGTGTGGGAAATGGCCGAACAGTTCTTTGGCTACGACCCGGAAGACGAGGAGCTGAAGCATGTCTTCGAACTCCTACGTACGGCTCAGGTTGAGGTGACCGTGACGTGGTGAAGGTAGATCGGGAGAAGCTGGTCATCTATTTCGACAAACCGGAGTCCTGGCGGGGAGAGGTTGATCTCCCCGCTGGGTTCGCCCAGATGGATTACGACCAACAGAATGACATCGTCCAGGAATTTGTGGAGGAGTTCGAGCTGCGAAGGCCTACCGTGGATTACTGGGATTACATCGATTAGGGAGTGTCGTGGAGTACTGGAGTTACGTCTTGGCTATCTCCGGGGCACTGAACTACTTCCTGGCAATCAGGGGGAAGGTGTCCGGGCTGTGGTTGGGTCTTGCCAACCAGGTTGGGTGGATTACGTATGCCTTGACAACACACCAGTATGGTTTCTTCGTGACCGTGGCCCTGTTCGGGCCTATCAACATCTATGGTCTCAAGAAGCACTTCGAAAAGAAGGAGAACAATGGGCAAGACCAATGACATGGGGAACTTCTACACCCACGGACAAGAGAAGTGCCCACACTGTGGTTACTACTTCCCCGAGAGGTGGATCTACAACCACATGACGATCTGCGCAAGCAACCCCGAAAATCAGGAGGATACGGATGGGGAATGACGATAGGGAACGATGCCAGTATTGCATGGGGTGGATTCCAGCGGTCATGATTTCTCAGCACGAGAGTATGTGTCCGCAGAACCCTGATAACGCAGAATTGTACAGTGATGGGGAGACCTCGTGAAGTTCTTCTACGACACCGAGTTCTACGAGAATGGCTACGACAACCCGATTCAGCTCATCTCCATCGGTATTGTTGCCGAGGATGGTCGAGAACTGTACCTGGAGAACGCAGACTTCGACCCTGTCATGGTCCCTGAGGGCCATTTCCTGGTGGACAACGTGTTCCCCTGGCTCTACAACGCACCGGATGTGGTCCTGCATCACCGACAGATTGGTGACCTGGTCCGAGAGTTCCTGGTTGAGGATTCCCCGAAGGAAGACCACGAGCTGTGGGGATACTACGCCGACTACGACCATGTGATCCTGGCCCAGTTGTTCGGGACCATGGTCGACATGCCGAATGAGCTTCCCTGGTACACCCTGGACCTGAAGCAGGTTCTACACATGAACTGGGATTACATCTCGGCCTATCTCGATGTGAATCCAGTCCCGGTTCAGGATGGCGTGGAACACCACGCCCTGGCTGATGCTCGTTGGAACAAGAAGGTCTACGACTGGTTGGAGGACATGGAATGAACAAGGCCCTGAGATCGATTCTAAGCGTCGCAATGGCCCTAGCCCTAGTTGGGTGTGGGTCAGCCCCTTTCAGGGCCCCACAGGCCGTCTCAGCCCCAGTAAACTATGCTGACAGGGTTCTGGACAAGTTCAAGACGCCCGACGACGGGTCAACGGTCACCCTGTTCTGCCGGAACGGGGATTACTACGTCTACATGAACGGTTACAAGGAGGGGAACATCCAGCAGTTCCCCCATGACGAAAGGTGCAAGTAAATGCCCCCGGTTACCTGGCTCTGGACGGTTCACACCGCCTATCCACAGAAGCCACTGGCAATCTTCGACCAGAAGGCCAAGCTTGTGGTCTGGTTGAAGTCGCTGCCTGAGTTGTCCGAGTTCCACTTCTTCAAGGCTCCGATCGCAGACCCCTTCAGGGTGTCTGTGGTTGAGCTGTACGAACTCCTCCCGGATTACGTCCCGCCAGGCGAGGAGCCCCCGAATGCCTAACCCGTTCCGTGGCATGGCCACGTTCAACATCTTCGTGGATGATCTGGCAGCCGCCGAGGATTTCTACTCGGTCCTGTTCAACCAGGAGCCCTACTTCAGGGTGCCGGGGTACATCGAGTACCGGTTTGGTGACTACTCTGCGGAGTTTGGTATCCGAACGGATCGATCCCCTATTGGTGTGACCCCTCGGGCTATCACGTACTGGGCTGTGAACGACATCGATGATGCCATCTTCCGGTTCGAGACCATGCCCAACACCATTGCGGTGGAGCCGAAGACTGCGCGTGGAAACACAGGGTTTGTCACGGCATCCTTCCTGGACCCGTGGCGGAACGAGATCGGCCTGATCAAGAACCCGCACTACGAGGAGACCCGCAAGAGCTTCTGGAAGAAGCCGTCCTGGTGGCCTTGGTGACACCATTCCACGATATGGTGTCTTACCTAGGACAAGAAGTGTGGGTACGACTAAGTGACGATGAGCCAACCCCCGTGACTTACACGGGGGTTCTCCTCGCTATTGAGGACACAGGACAGATTGTCCTCAGGATGGAAGACGGGTTCAGTGTGTATTGCTGGCCCGCCTTGGAAATGGAACTCCTGAGTGAGCGAGTACGTGTGTGACCACTGCGGTGGTCGAGACGCAAGTTCATGCGGTGACGATTGCACAGGAAGAGGTTGGGGACAGTGAGCAAACCACAAGACGACGATCCTCCTCCGGAGGACTTGGTCGAGAAGATCCAGAAGAGGCTGCATCAGGAACTGGACAAGGAAGACGATGACTGATCCGCAGGATTTAACCGAAGAACTCCTGGATCGAATCGAAGAGATTGTCAATGATGTGTTGGATGGTAGGAGATGACTGACCCGAACGGTAACAGGTTGTCCGAAGACGAGATGGAACACATCAGGGACATTTTAGGGGATGAGGCGGATAATTACATCCGACCCTGGGAAGATGACTAACCCCGACGACGAAGACCTCAGGGTCTTCATTGACCAGTTGAACCAGCTAGAACCCAAGTGGCCCGAGGAGGAACAAGATGACCACACCTGACCACGATGAGCTAAGCCCCGAAGGCAGGGAAGACATCTCCACTGCCCTGGACGCAGAGTACGGAGAGGAGGTTGACAATGGGTAGGCACAGTGCCAACGGTGATGAGTTCTCCGACGAGCAGCTTGACGAGCTGTGGAAGCAGATGGAAGAGGAATCCGATGAGGACCCTGAAGATGGCTGATCCAGAAGGTGTAGACGATGATCTCGACCTTGAGGATTACATCGAGATTCTGAGCGGTGACTTCGACCTTGAATAACACAGGCGGTTGTTCCGAATGCGGTTGCAAGGACGGATGCTGGTGCAACCAGTGGTGATCTAAACAAGAAAAGCCCCCACCTCGATGAGGTGGGGGCTTTTTTGCGTTCTAGACTTACTTCACGATACTTGGGCTCTGCGGTGCGCCTACGTTCTTCAGACCAAGGCCCTTCAGGACAACCACCAGGGCTCCACCCAGGCCTACGCCCAGCGCAGCCTTGAAGTCCAGGTTAAGGACATCCACGGCATCCAAACCGGTAACACTCAGAACACCACCGGCAAATCCAACCACGGCCTCTTCGAACAAGGCCTTCCAGTACTGTGCGGTCCACATAATTCCTCTTCTACTTATTGGTCGTGATCACTATTGCAGCTACAGCAACAAGAATAGGAAACACAAGGGAGGTCAAAATTGCCCAAATCGCTTGCCTGGACAAACTTTTGCGCTGCTGAGTCTCATATTCGAACTTACTTTCCAGTTGGTCAAAATCCTTGCGTAGCTCTACGATGTCATGACCCTGGGTTGCTGATTCAACGTCATGTCTGTTGATGTAGTCGGTCATCTTATCCCCGAGAGACCTTATCTCGGTGTACAGCTCTGTCATTCCAATGGAATGCACGGTCAGATCCTCCGTCATTATAGCGGCCCCATGTACTCGATGGAGATCCAGGGTGCCCTACCGGTGCCCCCCTCACGGACGAGGTTAAGACCGATAGAAGACCACATCCATACCGAGAACACGTCGGCTGCTGCGATCCGGAACGTTGCCGAGGTTGCCAGCGACACACCACCCGTGGCAGCGTTCTTACCACGGTCCTGGGTTGCATCGGATGTGGGTGCAAACCACAGGTACAGCCCTGCGTTGGCATCCGTTCGAATACTGGCCGAGAACGTGTAAACCCCGTCTGTCGCAAACGTGAAGGACCTCGTGGTGCTGCCCGTATACGTAATCCCAGAACCGGCATTGATGGATGTATCGAAGGGGACCTTCGTGTTGGTAGTCGCAGAGATAGCCTGGGAAGCATTGTGCCTGCGTTCGATATTTGATGGAGTACCAGGTGTAATCGCGGTAACCCGTGTGTCCAGATCCAGGATGTTGTCGATCAGGATGTTGTAATCAGCCGAGCTGGCAACGTTACCTGGTACGGCATCGTTCATCGGCAGGGTAAGTGCCATTCTATTCGCCCCAAACGAAGGTAGAGCCCCAGATGCCGTACTGGTTGGAGTCCCAGATACCTGCTGGTGCTGCGATCAATTCAACAGAGAGTGTGTCTGTCAGCCCAGAGTCCACAGAATAGCTCCTGCGGATACCCTGAATCTGAAGGTCGAACCGTTCCCCGAATCCGTCCCTGTCGTGAATCCTCAGGGTGTCACCAAACTGGAGACGAGGGTCCCCTGCGATGGTGATGGCCTGGGTTGTCGGAACAGGAAGCTCGGTCCCTGGCATGAGGTAGGAGATAACCCCACCGTAGTTCACCATCTCCTGGTAGAAGTCCCCGGACAGCCTCAGGTTCTTACCACCATAGGTGTCGATGGATTCCTGTGCCTTGAACAGGGTGAGCTGCGAATCGAAGGTCTCGATCTTGGTACCACCAACCCGGAATGCTGCACCACCAGTATCCTTGGCCAGCCTTGCGGGTTCGGCATACCCATTGTGGAAGTTGACTACGACCTGACCCTGGTTGTCGAAGTACACGTAGATATCGACACCAGAAGTCTTACCATCATCCTCAGCCCACACAGCACCGTCGTACCACTGGACTACATACCCATGATCCAGGATGTCATTCCATTCCGGGATCGGACCAGCCACGGTAGAACTATACCTGGTGATCTTACCTGGGTTGGGACTCAGGACTTCGTCAGACCAGATGCGGAACAGCCTGGTTTCCGTACCCTCAACATAGAATTCCCATTCCGAGTTGGATTCGTACGACGCAGCCTCGAAGGCTCGTCGCTTCCCAGACTGCACGGTCCAGATATTACGAACCGAGTCCAACGAGTTGGTGATCTCAAGACCTGTCACATCATCCAGGGTCAGTTCCCTGACGATGGTGTCTTGTAGTGTCTTCATACGTTCTGCATTCCAGAACCTGAATACACCAGCCTCATCCCAGAAGATGGAGCCGAACTCGGCCGAGGCAACACGTGCCGCGACCTCCCAGGCATCATCTCCCTGGTGAACAGGCATGTAGGACAACCCGTTACGACCATTGTCCAGCACAGCCGTGTAGGACGGAGTCCTGCCGCCCCACTGGAGGGCATCGGCAACAGCCAGAGAACCAAAGTTGGTTGCGGTATAGTAGATGTCGCTGAGCGAACACCTGTGGTCAACCGTGAACAAGCCCTTGAGCTCGTCTGTAGCACCAACCCACGTCTTGGCCGTACCCAGGTCCTGATAGTTACCCGAGTTGTTGGTGTTCACACCAGCAGCCACATACACCTGAGGTCCCGCACCATTGAAGTAATCCCAGATCACGTTGATGCGCTGGTAATCACCTGTCGTGGGGATATTCACCTTGGAGGAGATCGCAGTAGTAACCAGAGTCTCGTCTTCGAACTCGGACCAGACCTGACCATTCTCGATCATCACGGAGATGACATAAAACTCACCCAGACGGACATGGATAACCTCGTGTTCGGCTGCTGTCTGATAAAACGTGTTCCGAGGACCTCGAAGGTTCAGTGTGAACCCAAGAACCTGCATTCCAATAGAAGACATCTGGTCACGGTCTGTGCACCAGTACTTCAGGATGGAATCACCGGTTGTTCCGAGGGCGGACAACGCCATAGGAGGCGTTGTGGGCTCGGGGGAGTTGGGATTGGTCGGACCCAGGAAGTTATACATGACCTCACCCGTGTCTTCAGTGAAGGGGTAGGTCTGTACGTTCCAGTTGTCCAGCCACCCAATCGAAGGCAACCACGAACCAGTCCCATTGATCCAAATCTGGGGTCCGGTGATGTCGTCGTCCGGGAGACCATTCTCTTCACGAGAAGTGGGCCTGTACGGGGTCGGACTGACCTTGCATTCACGAAGGCAGTGGTCGATAACCCACTGAGGATCTGCTAGCTGTGCTTCGATGATGCCACGCGAGGCGTGGTAGTCGTAGATAGCCCACACAGGGAACGTAATGGGCCTGCGCATGAGTTCAGCACGGTCGATAGCACTCAACGACACCAATCCGGAGCCCCTATTCGGGGTGATACTCCGAACATTGCCGATGAACTGGGGATACCACACCATTCCGATCGATGTTTGCACCCCAATTTCGTACTTGATCTCCACACCGATCATTTCCTGGTGGAAAAAGGGTGACTTGGGCTGGTACGGGCTGAAAACACCCGAGAATGGAATCCCCAGGTACTCCCCAGACAGGATTACATCCATCTGTGCAGCCCCAGAGCCCTCAATGAGGGTTACTTCCTCGGGTGCAGACCCCTTGAGGGACCTATCGGTGGTAACATCCCGTGCGTAACGGGATAGGTCGCTCAACGCGTGCGCGAACAACCCATCCCTGCTCCAGTCAGCCAGGAGACGAATACGGAACTGGCGGTCCGACGCCTTAATAGCCGCAGTGGCTTCAGCGCCCCCTTGGTTCTGCATTTTTACGCCTCCAATAGTGTGATTGTACAATCCATGAGTGGGTATCGTGGTGAGGTTGACGGTAGCTGGTCGATGAGTACTGCGGGTGCCCCGCCACCCAGGTCCCAGGCCGTAGCAGCAGCCCCTGATTCGACCTGTGCGGCTGCCAGATTCATGGACGTAGTAGCTACAGCCGACAGCACCAAACGAGCCGCACAGGCGTTGCTGGGGGCCGTCCTGGTGATGCTGAACCTGGTCCACGAGGTCGTGACAGCCGCTGCCTCCGTGGTGGACGAAGACAGCAGGACATTGTCCTTGTCGTAGTAGTCGAACTTCAGCAAAGCCGAGATCGAAGAGTCGCCCTTGACGTAAACAGACCCTGTGATTTGCTCCAGGGGGAAGATGGGGTTGTGCATATCAGGGTCCCATGCGGCGATACTCGACGCTGTACGTCCAGTCCACCTCAAAGCCCTTGTGCCGTACCCCGCAGCAGACGGGAAGTCGGATACCCACTCCCAGTCCCCGGCAGAAAACCGGAGACCAGGACGGGACGAGCTAACCGCGTTACACGAAGCTCCGTATTCCGACATGCGGTTCCTACGAAGTGGGTTGATCAGGCGGTGTGGCCCAGGAATATGCCGGGTTGCGAGAGCCTGAAGCCAGCGGTAGTCCGCCTCGGTGAGGAGGCGGAACGACAGCGCTAGATCCTGCTTGACTCCGGTGGTATCCATGGTCCTGGCACCACTCAAAGCCTGATGGACTCCACCATAACGAACATCCGTTATGGTCATGCTGACCTCCGGAGTGTCCAGTTCACGGAGGTTGCCCAATGGGCCTAGGTACCAGGAAACCATTATCGCCTCTTGTTCAGATTGTTGGTCTTGTTGACCATTCGAGTCAAACCATTCGCGTCCATTTCGACGCTCCATCCCGAAAGTGCAGCAGCAACCTTATCGCTGATACCACCAAACCCATCGGACTGTACAGACGCTTCGAGATCCATGGCCGTTTGGGTACGGCCCATGACATCTTCGATAGCAGCAATAGCACTTGGTGCTGCCTGCTGCATACCCAGCGCCCAGTCTTCGATGAGTGCCCTACCCGAGTAGAGGGTATACCCACGACCCGAGAACGGACCCTGCTTGGCAGGGGAGAACGGCAGGAAGCTACGGATGTTGTCGACAACACCCTTGATGGCATTACCAGCAGCCCCGATCATGGACTTGATACCATCGATCAGGCCCTGGACGATCTTTCGACCGGCGTCGGCAAGCATCTTTCCGGTATCACCCATCGCACCGATGATTTCCAGCGGAAGGTTGATGAAGAAATCGATAACCAGATCAAGGCCTGCTTCGATGATTCCACCCAGGATGTCTACCGCACCCTTGGCCATCTCCTGGATACCATCCCAGAACCTACCCCAGTCACCTGTGATCAGTCCTGTGAACGCATCGATAACACCAGTGATGTATTCGATGGCTCCTGCGATGATATCCTTGATGGGCCCCATGACATCCTTGACGATTTGCATGAAACCGTTGAATGCCGGGATTGTCTTGTCGATGATCCACCCCACCAAGTCTGCGATTGCAGGCACGATGTCGATAAAGGCGTCGATCATGTCCAAGATAAACGGTGTCAGATCCTTGACTGCCTGAATGATCAGGGGCAGTACTTCCTGTGCGAACCTCATCAGGTGTGGCATCAGGTCCTTCATCACATCGATGATGGCCTGGAAGATTTCCGAACCCAACTCGATCAAAGAAGGAAGCAGCGGAGTGATTGCTGTCATCAGGTCCGTGATGAACTTGACGATCTGATCGAACAACGGCATGATATCCGTGAATGCCTGGAGCAGCTTCTCACTCACGATAAGAGCAAGTTCCTTGAACGCGTTCAGGAGTGGTTCGATGAACGGCTCAAGGGCGGTCAACGCCTTCAGGAGTGTATCCCCTAGGATACCCGCGATTGTCTCCAGAAGCGGGCTTAGACCATCCAGCGCGCCGCCCACAAGCTCTCCGAAGATGTCGGCAAGCTTCAGGAATGCCGGGGTCAGCTTATCGAAGATGGGAACCAGCGCTTCGAATGCCTTGCCCAGGACGTTGAACACGATCTCTGACAGCTTGGTCAGAGCTGGCATGAGGGACACGAGTGCATCCCCGAATCCCTTGAACAGATCCGAGATGGGACCACCCAAAACCGACATGGCCTCTAGGCCAGCACCAAACAGATCGGTGAACACATCCAGAAGTGTCGAAGTAACCTTCGCAAGTCCGTCCAGCGCATCAAACAGGGTGCCGCTCTTGACGGCCTCCTGGATCATGTCGTCAAAACCCTGGGTAAAGGTGTTGAAAACATCTGCGAGCTTGCCAAACGATTCAGACCCAGCACTCGCCAGGGTAAGCAGAGTGCGTGTGAACGACTCGACACCAGGTGTAATCTGCTGGAAGAACTGTCCTGTGTTGTTCAGGAAGTTCTCGATCTGGGTCATACCCTCCGAAGAGGTAACCACATTGGTGAAACCCTGGGCTACCGACACAAGACCTTCGGCAACCACGTTCAGTCCACGTTCAAGGACTGGGAAAATTGAATTCAACTGCTCGAATACAGGGGTCAAGCCACGTTCGAACGTGGCCGACAACGAGTTCTTCAGGCTCTCGATCGAGGGTCCGAATACTTCTGCTGCCTTACTGATCCCGTCCATGCCCAACGCGATGGCTGCGAATGCAGACCCCGCCAGGAACAGCAGAGACGGGAGACCCGCCAGCAATGTGGAGATCAGGGCCAGGGCTGGTGCCAGAAGCAGCAGTACAGCAACACCGATGAGGGCGAACCTGCCCATGCTGCTGAAACCCTCGCCTGCCGAACTAGCAGCCCCACCGATACTCTTCAGGTTCTTCACGTCGTCCTGGTTTACCCGGACACGAACCGTCTTGTCGAGTGAATCGATCTTCTTCTTCAGAGCTTCAAGCTCTGCACGGGCGGCTGCCGTGTCGGCTTCGACGTCGATACTGACCTTGAAGTCCTTGAGACTCTTCTTGAGCTGTGCTTCTAGCTCCTGCTTGAACTTGGAGGTATCCGGAACAACCTTGACGGATACGCGACCAATGGTAGAGCCGCCAGGGCTGCTCATGTACTATCCTCCCTTAGCCTTTTTGGCTTTGGCTAGCTGCTGTCGGAATGGGTTGGACTGTGCCGCACTCTTCTGGACTCGCGAAGGGCGAACAGTAGGCTTTGGTGCCTTGGGCTTCCTCTTGGAGTTAGCCGCAGCAACCGTATAGGCCACACGGTTCACACTGTCGATGAGCTGTGCCAAAAAGTACCTATCCACATCCCAGCCAACGAATTGTTCGCCGCCTCGAAGGGCGGCAACCGTTCGAGAACCCAGGGGAAGCTGCTTGAGAAGCACAAGTAGTGTGGCGGGGTCGTGAGACCCCGTCCGGACAACATCAACCAAGTTCAGTGAGTATTCTGACTGGAAATCTGCAACGATAGCCTCACCAGCCTGGTCGATTAGGCGGGCGAGGGCGATGCTTCCCCCGCCTGGGTCGCCTCCATCCACATTTCCATCAGCATCTTGACCCGAATCAAATCGTGACCCAGGATGGTGATCAGCTCGTCACCCTTGCGGTTGGCCGTGATCACAGACAGAAGCGACTCGATGAGATCCAGAATCTCTTCCTCGTCTGGGTCTTCGCTGCTCATGGCTTCCAGATCCTTGAGGAGTGTGACAACAACGGCTCGCTCAGACGAGGCGAGTCGGAGGAGCTGTCGAAGCTCGTAGGTGTAGCCATTCGCCGAGAAGCAGAATGGGGCGTACTTGGTCTCGATGGCCTGGTTCAGATCGTCCAGGCTGAAGGTGTTACTCATGGCGAACCCTTTCGAAGTATGATGGTGGACCCAGAGAAAAAAGGGGAGCACGGCGGGTCCGCCAGGAACCGTGCTCCCCTTACCGATTAGGAGTGGTTAACTCCGGTGTCGGCAGACACCCATGCCAGAAGCGGATCGGTAGAGTTCTTCAGGAACGTCGCACGCAGTGGCATGAACGCGAACTCATCGATTGCGAGTTCCATCGCGTCTTCACGACGAATGGAAACCTTGGACGCCCACATGGCAATATTGGTCGTACCATCCATGATGACGATGACGATAGCCTTCTCGATTGGTGTGGTCGGTGCACTCTGCACCTCGAAGACACCCTCGGTAGACCCACCATCGGCCACGGAGTAGTACAGGCCTAGAACAGTCTCGTCAAACTGGTGGCAGTTGAACGTGACAAAGTCGGAGGCAACCTCGGTCACAACCTCACGGAGCGAGGCGTTCTGCCAAGTGCCCTTGACTTCGGTGTCACCACCATCAAACCCGAAGGTTGGGAGTTCGTCACGGGCTGTGTGCCCAATCGAAACCCAACCCGAAAGCCCAACGGTAGGATCGAACGAGTCGATCGCACCAGGGGTTGGTCGTGCCGTTCCCGTCGCGGCAAGGAAGATATAACCCCTTGCCGGTGTGATTACGGCGACATCATTTTCTGCCATTCTTGCTTACTCCTCATCTAATTATGCGGTCGGAGACCAAGTTGGATCAGTCCCTGAATGCGCCATGTATCATCGAACGGTGAATCGAACTGGGAAGGGCCAAACGTCTCGAAATACGAGTGGATATAACCAACCCCGGTAACAACAGTCTGTGCCAGCCACGCCTCATACAGGACTGTGCGTGCGTCCAACCACAGGTCTTCGGCAGGGACAATCCCCTGATCGTGATAAACAGTGAGTTCCACAACCGGACGATCCAGACGCTGGGGATCTCGTGGAAGACCGCCGAGACGGCGAACATTGATCACGGGCCATGTTCGGTCGTGGTCTACATCCCTCATCCAGGAACCGATGGTCACACTAGGATCAAGCCGTGCCTTCAGGAGAGGGATTACCACTGCTTGAATTCGAGGCATATCGCGAACTACGGGCAATTCTCCTCCTTACAGTAGGCTGGTCATGATGTACAGGCCGTGGACATAACCGCCACGATGATTGCGGTGACCGAACTCGACACTCATGGGGGCAGAACCTTCCATGGAGATCAGGTAATCCAGGAATCCATACTTCATGGACACCCTCTTTTCGGTCACGATCTTGTGGTCGCCGGTCCTGCGGTGTGCTGCCAACCTGCCTTCAGCAATCTTGGCCAGGCGGTTTGCCTGCTTACGCACTTCGGACTGTACTTCGGGTTGCGGGGCGATAATCTTGTTCATGGCCTTTCGTCCGATCAATCTGATCTTGACCATGTTAGTTGCGCCTGATGATATAATCGGTGTGGGCCGTGTTGTTGGAACCGTTGTACCTACGAGGCTTACCGATGATGGACCACCTCACACCCAACCACTCGACCTGGGCCTGGGCCCCGATCAAGAATGGGAAGGACCTCGGAAGCCTGAGACGGTAAACCTGTTCCGACTCGAAACCCTCGTTGTCCTGCTCGGCACGCCTCGCAGAAGTACCGGATTGCGCAGCCAACTGAACGGCTGCGATAGTCTCTACTCCTACTGGACCTGCCTTGGTGATTGTGTTTCCATCCGAGTCGATAGTCTCGATCTCTTGGAAGATGATTACGGTCTCTCGCCCGGTGTCTAGAAGGCTCATGTTGGCCAACTCCCAATATCTTCCCATGGGTACGGCGGGTAACAGCGTCCTGGGTAAGGACCGATGTATGGCCGGATGACATAAGCTCCCGCACGCACACCCAGTAGAGCCCACTCGGACGCGAGGATATCGATACGACCCGACGCGACCTTGACACTGATCTGATAGGAGTAGTTGCCATCTGTTTCAGCGGTGTACCCCTCTGGGTTTCGGATCAGCCTAAGAATTGCTTCGGCTTCCACCATGATAACGACTTCGACATCCAGGGTTCCGTCTGCCACCAGGGTATCCAGATCAGGAAGTCGATTACGGATGATGAGTTCCACGTCGTTCAGACGAGTCTGGACAATCGTGGTCTCCCCGGCTTCCAGTGGCCTGCCCAAGCGGTCTACTACATCCTGTGGTGTTGCATAGGCCACTGAAACTCCTTAGAACGTAGTCGGACGCAGCACCGAACGGATCAGTGCCATGAATCCGGTCTGAAGATCGGTTCGGGCAATAGCAGCCCAACGCTTATCGGTGTCTTCACGGGCGAACACGGCTTCGACATGGTCACCCACAAGGGATGCCAGCTCCTTCAGCTCGTTCGCGATGCGAAGCTCCTCATCGGATAGGTCGCGGTAGCCCGTAATGGGCGCAGTCTTAGTCATCGGTTTCCTTCTGCTTGGGGGGACGACCCCGCTTCTTGGGCGTAACAGGCCCTGAGATCGTCTGTACGGACTCGGGCACCTCTTTGAGGTAATGCCACCCGGATTGCTCTACTAGGCGCTTAGCGTTGCTCTCAGACGCCTCTACGACCACGCCGTTGCTACTTCGGATCTTAACTCCCATCGACCAGCCTTTCGAGTTCGTTGACCCAGGCCGTCATTTCGACCTTGGGGTCTAGTTCTGCCGACCTCTTCAGAGCAAGCTTGGAAGCTGCTTCCCACTCCTGTGGTTGCAAGAGTCGTCGGATTTCGGATTCATACATGTCCAGATCATCACGGTCGACAAAGATCCCGTCGGGGCCCTGCGACTCCAGAAGACCTGGAGTCGGATTACAGATAACCGGAATCCCCGAGGCATTCGCCTCGACCCCAACCATGCCGTACGACTCGTAGAAGGATGGCATCAACAGGATCTTGGTCTGTGACCAGACCTCATCCCGCATCTGGTCTGTGTGCTTCACGAAGTCCACGTTGTTCAGATCAGGGGGTGGCATGATCTGTGTTCCATGACCACCTTCTACTGCCAGGAACTCTACATCTGGCATACGACGTGCAAGGGCATACAGGATCTGTGAACCCTTGTGCTCATTCAGGTTCACCAGAGTGACTTTGGTGCCGGGGGTTGTCTTGTGCTGCTCCGGAAAAACAGGGGGATGCACAATCATGGAACGCATCCCCAGGCGTTCCAACTTGTATTTCAGCCATTCCGAGTTGAACACCACGAACTCGGGCTGTAGATCGAACACCTGTTCCACACCGTGCATGTCGTTGTGGCACAGGAAAACCAACGGAATGCCAAGCTTCTTGGCGATGTTGTTCGCACGGATCGTGTTGTCATGGTGGGTGATGATGACATCAGGCTTCCATGTCATGATGTTCTGTCGTGCGTAGATGATATTGGTGACGATAACCTCTACACCCTCGTACTCATAATGTACCGGGGCTTCTGGCATCACCGTAGCGAAGACCACGACTTCATGGCCTGCCGCAAGGAGTTCCTTCGTCATGGAGTGGAGCATCGTTTCGGAGCCCGCACATCGAAAAGGAACATAGAAATGTACTAGAACTGCTACACGCATTGGCGGACTCCTTGTAGTGGGGCGCAGGCCGTGCCCGGACTATCACTGTTTAATCCTCTAGCCAAGAGGAACCTGCACCCTACGAATTAGCTACCCGATGGGTTCGTGAACTTCACGAAGCCGTCCAGGTTACCCACGATCCAACCGAAGGTGACCTCGATCAGCAGGGCAATCTGGTTGGTCTGCCACATGGAGATGCTGGAAACGCCATCAGTCAGTGTGGCCTGATCCGAAATCTTGATTCGGACCTCGTCCGCGAAGCCCCATCGGAGCTGCGAGAAGTCTCCACCAATGATCTGGGTAGTGCTGGCCGTAGCCGCACCCAGGTCACCCTTGACAGCCTTACCATACTCCGCAGGGAAGCCGAGGATGTTGCCTCGGGTACCATTGAAGTTGATCCCAGCCGGGTTCACCAGGTTACCGTTCGCATCGCGCTCGGCACCCTCACGAATCAGGCGTGCACGGAATCGGGTGTCAACAGCCCAACCATCGAAGTCCGTCTCGGGGTCGATCATCTCGTAGCCCGCGATCAGCTCGTCATACAGGTTCCCAGGACCTGGCACGGTGTCCAGGTTGACCACGTTAGTGGTGTTGTTGAGAACGTTGGTAGACGTGATACCCGACAGGGCACCACCAGTCAGAGGCTGCTTACCGTGGAAGACCGCGAGGTCGATACCACGCCCGATCGCGAGAGCCATATCCGACTGAATCTTGCTGTAGAAACCCTGTGGGTTGGTACGAGCAAACTCCTCGGACACGGTCACGATCGTGGCCAGCTTGATTGGGCTGAAGGACTGGGTATCCCACGCAACACCCGACAGTGGCTTGGTGCCACCCTCTCGGAGCGCGTTGGTCGTACCAGTACCAACCTGGCCAACCTCAGGACGCTTCGTCTGGATCGGGATAACGGTCTCACCGTACGAGACGGGGATACGCTCACCCAGACGGAGAACAAGCGAAGTCTCCTGCGCCTGCTCGAAAATAGCCCCTACGATCTCTGGGGGCAGAAGGTCATCCGGAACATACGCAAGACGACCCTGGTGGTCGTTGGTAGTATTCGGAGCAAGCTCATTGATCATTGCCATTTCGGCGTTTCCTTACTTCTTGAGATTACTTTGGACCATGTCGGCAAACAGCTCAGCCGGGGTCTTCACGCCACTTGCGTTACCACCCGCACTCTGGGAACGATCGGTCGCACGCTGCCTTCCGGCAGGAGTACCGAACATCTCCTTGAGCTGCTTCGCGTGTGCGTTCAGCTCATCCTCAGTGCTTCCCTTGAGCAAATCTGCAAAAGCCACGGCCTGTTCACCCGGAACATCAGCCGCAATGGCGACCTTGAGCTTGGTAAGCCCGGTCACCGCGTTATCACGTTCCCCCATAATGGAGGTCTTCTCCTGGGCCAAAGCCTGGAGCTGCGCATCGTATTCAGCCTTGGCCGCAGCCTTAGCCTCATCGGCAGCAGTCTGGGCCTTGATTCGGTACCTGGCAGCTTCGGCGTTAGCCTCAGCAATAGCCCGACGACCCCATTCCGGAAGCTCAGCGGTGTTACCCTGGGTGCCGGTGTCGGTCGTGGCGGACTTGTTGTCGTCGGACATGAATCCCTCCTGGGGATGTTGTTGGGATCGGCTCCAGGCCGATCTACCTGACTACTGCAAACTCTTCTGGATCGACTTGGTTGTCTTCGATAGCACGGCGAAACGCATTAAGAGCATCCCGCCCGGAGAGGCCCTTAGTGGTTTCAATCCATGTGTCCCTGGCTGCGAGGTAATCATCCCTGCCCTGCCAGTCCATCCGGTCGAAGACCGGAACAACCTTGCAGTCACAATTTGGATGGAACCTGGTCATCAGCTCGTTGAACGCTTCTGTGTCGTTCTCGTCCAGGATGTCAAGGGCGGTTGTGTCGTCCGTGTTCAGACCAGCCGACTCTGCGGACTGGTAGACCGGACCTCGTGACACCAACATCAAACAGAAACCACAGGTCTCACGGCCCGTTGCCACACGAGCCCAACCCAGTGCGGAACCGTCTTGTTCGACTGCGTTCCGGATAGTCCTTCGACCACCATTCTCTACTTCCTTGACAGCCCGGAACCCAGCCTGGACCGCTTGGCCCAAGCTGGTGTTACCTGACTGAAACGCCTTCTTCGACGGGAACATTGCTTCGTAGAACCAGTCGTATTCATACGACGGAAGATCGATGTCGAACCTGTCGTCATCACCTGTGTGGTTCTTCCGCTGTGTATCGTAGTACTCCCGCGCAAGCAAAGCACTTTCCGTCCGGGCTTGGTTGACCAGAGGGAAAATGCTTTGCACGATGTCAGACCACACCTGCGAAGTGAGTGGAATGAACAAGAACGGGAGGAGTACCTGTAGCATCAGCCGCATTACGCGGGCTGAGATACTACGCTGTCTTTTGTGAAGCTGGGTTAGCAGCATTAGGATCAACCTTGCCAATCTGCTCATTGGTCTTCGCAGTACCATCAAGCAGCAAGGCGTTCATCTGGGCTACGGGGTCATCCTTATCCCACTCACGCATTTGCTTGCGCTGGACATCCGAGTAACCCATCTCGATACGAGCCTGTTCAACCGGGATGATTCCAGCCTGCTGAAGCTTGACAACACCATCAGACTTAGCCGCGAAGGTAGGAGTCGAAGGATCACGCCATACCGATTCGAGCTGGTAAGCATCCTTCGGAATCGAACCGTCCATGACCAGCATCCCCAGACGCATGGTGTCTTCCCATGCTTGTCCGAACATGCGGGCCTTGCGCTCGGTCTTCTTGACCAAACGGGACTCTGCCGACTTGATTGCCTCAGCACTTGCCGGGTTCTCCGAAGAGAACGACAGATACTGTGGTGGAAGACCTGTGTACGAGGCTACCTGCTTGGCCAGTTCCTGGAGGGACTCGGTAAAGTTCCGCAGATCCGCAGCAGAAAATTGCATACCCTTGCCGTTCTCATTCTCGAACGCCAGGATACGTGCCATGTATGCTTCCATGGCCGCACCTGGATTGTCAGGGTCTGTAGGTAGTTCGTCTCGGTCGATACCAAAGAGCACACGCTGTGGAATCGCCATTAGTTCGGAGGCAGTCTGAAGGTTCATCATGATCCGTGAAGCAGCATCCGTTGCCGAACGAAGCTCAGGGGTGATCTCGGACTTGCCGTAGGACTCGGTCAGTCGTTCTCGGTTCACCAACTGGGTGGCCAACACACGGTCGAGATCATGCTGGATAACCTCGTCAACCTTCCACTGTGCAAACGGTCCACCACGGGCTAGGTACACAGTCCTGTCGGGCAGGAGCAGCGTAGCCATATCCTCCTTGGGAATGGTGGGATGCTTGTACAGACGAAGACCTTCGTCCAGCTTTTTGGTGCGCTTGTTCTGCTTCGCGATGAAATTGAACGGGGACTCCACGCGGATAATCGGGATGTCCGGGTTGTCATCGTCGTCGCCAGGGGCGGCAACCGTGATATAAGCAACGCCATGGATCATTGCTTCCAGGTGACCCAAACCTGATTCTGCGTCAAGGAAGTTGGCCTGCCACCACGAGCGCAGACGCTCATCGACTTCAGCCTGATCCGCATTGCGGAAATCTTCCAGGTCCAGCCTCTCTTCGAGACTGTCAAGATACATTCGGGGCCAACCAATAGCGGCCGTCATGTGTCGAAGCTCAGGAGGGGTTGACAAACCCAGCGCCTTGAGTCGGTATTCGGACTCGTAGTACGCCTGGTTTTCTTTGAGCCGGCCCTTTCGGCCGTTTAGCGCATTGACCAGATCGTCTACTGTCTTGTCGTATTCACTCATCGCAGGATTGCAACTCCCTTCTTCTTATTCGACTTACTCATAAGGAACTCCTGTCGGGCTCCGAAAGCAAGCACCGCACAGACTGCCGCATCAATCTTCCGCGATGAGTCCTTGGTAGCCTTACTGATGGAGATCCCAAAGTTGTTTGGACGCCGGATGGCGTTCAACACGTGCCGTCGAAGCGCGACGTCGCCGTTGTGGACCAGTTCTTGTTCAAGAACCGCATCCTGGAAGCGCTCGCAATCGAGTGTGAACGCCTTGATGTTGGAACGCATATCATACGCAACTGGGTGCTTGGCTGTTGCCTTGAGCTTCAGCTTCTTTCCATACGCAGCACCCCAGGCATCAACATACGATTCGAATTCCTTGACGTCAGACCTGAATCCCACGACATCATACTGAGCGAATGCCCAGTCCACCGTGTTGTTCACATCCTCGCGAGGAACCTCACCGCCGTACTTCTCCGGATTCCAAATCTTGATGGGGAAGATAGCCGCGTCTTCTACTCGACACGCCACCAGGGCTGTCCAGTCCGAGGACTTACTACCATCGAATCCCATGGTGATACGGTCACCAGGACGGAGCGGTTCCAGCTTGACACCCAGGCACTTGTCCCATTCTCGTGGAGACACCCAAGCATCTTCGGCTGCGTTGATCTGGTTCAGGAACTTGCGTCGTGACTCCGTGACGTCTTCACGCACGTCCAGGATCGATTCTACGATCGTGTCCGTGTCTAGCCAGTCCGCGTCACCCTTGCAGATTTCCAGGCCCTCACGGAGCCGCTGAATGGCTGCTAGGTACGCCTCTTCGTCTTCCATCAGCTCAGCGATTTCACCGACTGGTGTGTCCGCAGGAGCTTCAAGTGCATCGTAGAGGAAACCGGTCTTTACAGCCTCACCTGCTTGCTGCTGCTGCCACGCGTCCCAGTCCCGTTCCGCATCCGATTCCTCACCAGGACGGTGAGCATTGCAGATCGACAGAGAACGACACGTGCCGTAAGCACCCTTGGTGACGTTACCTCGGATGATGTTGGCCATTTCAAGACCCTGATTGGATTCGATCCACCACTGGGTCTCATTCTTGATGACGAAGGTTGGACGCTTGCCCTCAAGAGCAAGCGGACTTGACGTTACCGACTCGATCATCCCACCCGCACGCGAATAGATGATGGTCTTGTGAACCTCAAGTCCGAACTCTTCCTTCATGACCTTGGAGGCCATAGCCGGAAAAAGGGTGAACGTGTTACGAGTCTGGTCCTGGGACACCGCAGCGATCTGAATCCATGCCGAAGCCTTTGGCTTCCCCACGGGCCTACCTGTCTTTTCATCCCAGTGACTGAACTGGACCGGACCACACAGCTCTGCGAGCGCCATGGCCGCCGCAAGCGGGTCCTTACCCCAACCCTTGAGTCGGCGTAGAAGACCATTTCGGTAAATGAACTTTCCCATACCATCGATGGCGTACCACCACAGTAGGAATCTGAACTGTTCCTCGGTTACAAGGAAATTCTCTCCCGCACGTGGCCCAGAAGGCTGGACCACATACTTCCACATCCAGTTGACGATCTCGTCCCCCAGAGTAAATTCGGGGAGATAGAAGTCCCCATTTTCCAGCCTTTGCCAGGTGGGGCCAACGATGTGAGCCGGTGCAGGAGCAAGAGGTGGCGAACCCATTGATGCTCCTTAGCTTGAAATGGCAACCAGCGGAATATACGCGGTTACGGTGCCAACACTTGATGGCGTGAATGAACTTGGTAGGGAGGTCTGCGAAGTCAAGTAGGCTGCGCGCCTCTTGGTTTCGTTACCGCCGTTGATGATGTTTCCTTCGGCTGTTGCCCCTACCAGACTCGCGGACGAGGGGTAGAACAACTGGACTCCGGTCATACCACCCAGGATGAAACCCACATAGCAGAATCGGGCTGCACCCGCAGCCACCGGAGTGACCAGGGTTCCCGAACGCCACCCATTGGATGTGTACAATGTCGGGTCATCAGGAGTCAGCGATAGCAAAGCTCCTGTGTCGTCCCAGATACCCATCTGGTTGGGAACACCGTTGGCGGAATAAGAACCGGCGGTTGACACAGCAATCCACAGCTTGTTGATGGCCTTTCCTGCCTGGACTGGTAGACGCACAACAGAAGCGTCACCATTACCAACCCCGGATCGGGTCATCCAATACAGAGGATCACCACTCCACGCGGCGAAGCCGTTGAAGTCGGATTCCGACAATGGGGCTGAACCCCCCGAAGGGGTTGCCCACTTCACACCACTTGCGGTGCTGGAATCGGCAGTAAGGACCTGATCGTTGGAACCCACGCCAACCCGAGAAGCCGTGTTGTTCGCGGTAGCAACAACAAGATCGCCCTTGGTGGTCAGCAAAGACTGAGGAACACCATTATGGGTGTGGTCTTCCCTGGAAGAGGCTGTTCCTGTACCGGCTGAGTTAGACTGCCCCACAACAAGTGCGGCAACATCGCTCAGTGCTGGAATGGTTGGCTTACCTGTAAGACTCGCATAAGTACCTGCCGTAGCAACCGGAGCTGCATCGGCTTCCTTGAGATACTGGGTATGAGGATCTGCTGCTGCGACGTGAGCCGCCAGAAGACCTGCTGCTACTCCGGTATTCTCCTTGCCTGCGAGGCTCGTATCCGACTGTGACTTGGTGTAATACCGAGTATCACCACGTGTAGTGGTCAAATACTGGCTGTGGTCGTCGTCTGCAAGTCCTGTGAGTTCGCCGTGGTCCGTAACTCCGCCCCCGCCTCCGCCTGGGAGATCGATATTCCCATAGGCGTCGGGGAAATAACCATCGACACTGCGCACCGGATCATACAGATCAGGGTCTGGAAGAAGCATCCCTACAGCATCGGGGAGGTTCAGGGCTTCCCCTGCGGTGATCGCCACGACCTTGGTTGCCCTATACAGCTCTGAGAGCCTCATGGAGACCTGATAGGTGCCTGCTGGGAGGGTTTGGTTCAACTGGCCTGCGGGGACGTCTACAACGGTCCTGACAGGCAGCACGACCCCGTCTGCGTCGTCGGGGATCTCGATCGACTCCAGAAGGAGGAACACGATGGTGCCGACAGCCAACGCCCCTGCGGGGGTGTACCAGGTGCCGGTCACGGTGCCGGTAGGCACAGAGGCTGGGAGAACCATGATGATCCGTTCTAAGAGTTTAGTCATGACTGAAACTAACAACCACAGTTAAGGTCTGTGTCTTTACCACAGACCGGGCAAAAAGACTGCCGCACTTACATCACCCCCTTGTCAAACGTGCGGGAGGCGGGTTTCGAACCCACGACTTCCTCATCCCAAATGAGGCACTCTACCCCTGAGCTACACCCACAGCGTGTTCATTTTGTGGTGCTGTTCAGAAAACTTGAACACGAGGTTTTTCTGAACAAGAGCCGCAACGAGGACTTGAACCCCGAACCACCCGCTTACAAGGCGGGTGCTCTACCATATTGAGCTACAACGGCTTGGCGGGGCCACGAGGGCTTGCACCTCGCACTGCGGTTTTGGAGACCGCTGTTTTGCTCACCTAAACTATGTCCCCTTGGCTGCCGACCTAGGATTCGAACCTAGAACAGGTGGTTCAGAGCCACCCGTGTTGCCAGTTACACCAATCAGCATTGCCTGTATTCCTCGCACACGGACCCCCGGAATCAAACGTTCCGGCTGGTAACAGCACCGTGCTGTGTGGTCATCCATCCAGGACTTGAACCTGGAACCGAGAGCTTAAGAAGCTCCTGCTCTACCACTTGAGCTAATGGACGGTTGGGATTAACACCCACATGGACGCCACGAGCCCAGCATCCAAAAGAAGCCGGTACCGTGACACCTCGGGCAAGCTGGGTCTGCCATGCTTATCGCTTTCCTTCACACGTACAGGTCTGTGTCGTACCACCACAGCCACCCATGCATACTTCGTACTTCATCTATCCTCCTTGACGTGGTCGGTAGGGGTGGGACTCGAACCCACTGATACCGGTTTCACAAACCGGTGCCTCGTCCACTTCGGCATCCCTCCTGCTCCAACACTTGGATTCGAACCAAGAACCGCCGACTTAACAGGTCGGAACTCTGCCGTTGAGTTATGCTGGATTACAGGCCACTCGATACACCGCGAACGGCATCGCCGGACCATAGACAGTTCCTCATCCCCGAGTTTACTGCCAACTAAAGTCATGCCGCCCATGAAGGATTTGAACCTCCGCAAACCCAGGTTCGTAGCCTGGTGCTCTCTCCGGACTGAGCTAATGAGCGATTGTACTAACAGTGGCAGGGCATCCCGCACTTCTGGCAGTTGGGGTTGCGGGGACTGTCACACAAACAAATATGGGCACCGTCTTGAAAATTCATCCTCTTCCAATCGTTGGTTGTACCCCTCCGCAGATTCGAACTGCGATCATCTCGGGTCTGAGCCGAGCGCCTCTGCCAATTGGACTAGAGGGGCGTGTGTGGTAAGGGATTTGAACCGATGACTTCCTCTTCATCAGAGAGGCGCTCTGACCAGACTGAGCTAACCACACGTGGATCGAGACAAGCCGGATTTGTAGAACCCGTCCTACAGGTTGGGTTCGCGCTCCGGAGGGGTCCTGTAGTGCCCTCTCGATCTGGTACCGCACCGTGGATTTGCACCACGACAAAAAGGAGCTTATGAGACTCCCTGCGCACTGCGCGCACGGTCTGTGCCCGTTTTGATTCCCAGACTGGCTCCGAACTGGGTATTACGGCTTACTGGATGTTGCTCATGAGTTCTTCGCAACAATCTGTTGGGACCACTCGACATCGATATGGGATACGATCTCCCACCCCGCGTCTGTGATCATATTGGCGTATCCTTCTCGATCCCAGGCCCATGCGTGATTCCACTCGTGGTACTGGGCTGTCTCCGAATGCGGAGACGAGAAGATGGCGTACTCGATACTAGCACGTCGTAGCTCCTTCAGGAACCCGTGAGGGTCCTTGAGGTGTTCCAGCATCTCGGTGCACACAAGGACAGGGGCAAGTTCGAGCTTGGGGTTTCCTGTCACGTTGCCGTAACGCAGATCCACCCCGCGAACTTCACGCCCGTACTTGATGCTGATCTGGATTACGTCGTACCCGAAGGCTGTGTACTCGGGTCGGATCAGTTCAAGCAGTCCGCCATCACACGAGCCGATATCACAGATAGCAACACCACCGAGTTGGTCGGATAGCGCCATTGCTGTTTCAGCAGCCGAGATCAAGCGAGCCTGGTGCACACGGTTGTCGATGTGGTTCACATGGGGCTGATCGACCCACCAGAGTGGGTCAATCCACTCAGGCGGACTCAGGGGGTCGAAAAGCCTGGATTCCACGGCTTACACGGCCTCGATGATCAGAGAAGCACCCGCAGTCGCCGTGTACTGGAGGAAGACCGCATAGGTGCCCTCAGGGGCCTGCTGGCCACCCATATCCGCGAAACCGGTGATGACCGTGCCCTTGGGGACGATATCGACAGGCTTACGCTTCCACACGCCGTTTTCGTTGGTGGCAACAAGCCACTGAGCAACAGCGAGCTTGAGGCCACCGGAACCCGCAGTCACGTTGACGAAAACATCCGTGATACCACCACTACCACCCTGCCACGGAAGAGTCGTCACAGACTCGTTCAGGACATCGGGAAGCGTGGCTGGAACAGAAATAGACTGGAACATTGATTCCTTCTTTTCTTCGACTGGAGGTTCAGGAGTTGGTTCGGTATCCGGAATGGCCGCAGCCTGACTCCGGAACAAGTTCATGTCGATCATCAGGCCCTGGGTCCAACCTGGGTCCCACTTACCGTCGTAGCCCTTGCCGTTGACCTCACCATGACCTCGAACATATTCGAGGTTACCGTCTGCGAACAGATCGGCCACTGTACGGGCGAACTTCTTGGCGGTGGCGTACTGGGCATCCGTCATGGGCTGATTGCCGGGGTACACGATCTCCAGGCCTACGGTGTAGTAGTTCCGGTTCCCCGCGTAGGGGCTTAGAGGCCCCTGAGACGGCCCGTAGCCGCCTCCTGCGTGCCAGGTAAGACCGGAGGCGATGACAGTCACCGAGCCGTCTGCGTTGCCGCTGAAGTTGCACAGCGCGTTGCCGTAGGCCCAGTCCTGCTTGCTGTAGACCAGACCCTCGTAGGCCGAGCCGTAGTTGGAACCCGTGTGGTGGATGATCGCACCACGGATATCGATCTGGGGAGTACCTTCGTTACCACGGCCGTACCAGCCATCCCACTCGTGGACGACGACACCCCGTGCTCTTAGTTCGTTGACAAGAATCTGAACATCGCTCAACGTCGAATCGCAATCTCGTGTAGGTCTTTGGTTGATACATCGCCATCGGTGTTTCCAGCCGAGTTGCCAGGGACCCCGTTGGGTCCCAGCTTCAGGGAAGCTGTGTACTGGTGGATGTATACCCTGTCGGTCTTGTACTTCGGGAATCCTGGAGTAGCACCTGTGAAGGTGCCATAATCCGCGATCCACAAGTGTGTCTTGTCGTCCATCCACGACTCACTACCAAGCCAGGTGTCAACAAACGATCCGGAGGTGTAGATCAGCATCTCTTCGATGCCGGTGTAACCCCGGAAGGCTGCGATGAATCGCTGGCAGAACTCCTTGCCCGGCTTCTGGTCTTCGTAGTCCAGAGCAGGAGGAAGCATCATGTCACCACGGTAGGTGACTCTCATGAAGTTGGTGGCGAAATGGAGAGCCTGCTTCTCAGGCGAACCCTGATCGACAAACGCTCGGTGATAGGTTCCCGGAAGAATGGCATTCTGGTACATGCCCGCATAATTTGCTTGCGCGGCAGTGTCAACCTCTGCCAGTCCTCGGGTGACTCGGGTGATACCAAATTTGATATCGGTTGTGTTCTTCAGGGTTAGCCAATTGATCGTCCCCTGAAGGGACGATACGTCAATCCCCTTGATTGGGTCGGTCATGTCTCTCCTTTGGTGGAAGCCCCAACCAGGAGTCGGTGGAAAGGAGAGTAAACACCACTCAACTGGTTGGGGAGCTTCTCATGGTTACGCGGACTTCTGTGCACGCTCTCGGAAGTAGGTAGCAATATCCGTGATATCTGCTTCCTTGCCTTCTCGTTCGACCTCGATACGAACGCGACGTCGGTCGCCTTCGGTAATCAGGAGGTTGGAAAGAGCAGTGTTGATAGCAGCGAACATAACGCTGCTCGGGTTCTTTTGTCGGAGTAGCTTGTTGATGTGGTACATGACGTACCTGGCGTACTGCCAATCCGAAGGCTCGTAATAGCGAGCCTGAGCCGACTCCTTCAAGGAGTAGTAAAAGTCCACAACCATTGGGTGTGGGTCGTCCAGAGCAAGTTCCGGAGCGATAACCAGTCCTGCGGCTGCTAGCTTCTCGATCGGAATGACATCGGCATTCCGACGAATCCGATCTTCGCTGCGCTTCGGTACTGGACCGGTGATCTTAGCCATTACTCCTCCTGGGAGTCTAGTTACGGGCCTTCCTGAGGCCCGGATGGTGTTCTGTAGGTCTCTTGGTCAACCTCTTCCTTCGGATACGTTCAAACACTCCTTCTCTGGAGGATTTGATACTATGGCAGGAGCTACAAGCTCCTTGGAGGTTGTTGAGATTATGATCGTCCCCAGGGACGATATGGTCAACATCGGTTGCTCTTTGGGAGCAACCTGGGTATTGGAGTTGACATGTATTTCCATCCCTTGCCAGGATGGTCCGCCTCAAAGCGGACCAGTTTGGAGGGAGTTGTCTAGTTGAGGTTTCCCAACCCATCGGTTTCTCCTTGGGTACAACCGAACGGTTTTAGAGAGGTTGTACCCTTATTGGAGGTCTTTGGGACCTCCATAAAATTTTAACCAACCTCTTGGACTCCCTAGGGGTCGTCCAAGTTAGTCAACCAACCGTCGAAGCCCTCTTAGGGGCTTCGTGAAGGCGAAAATCGAACGATGAGTGAGATTTTTGTCCTTCATAAGTTAAGTGGGTGCCCCAGGAGCACATCCGTGGCACGGTGTGGTGCAGGTCACATGATGTCATAGTGTGACATTATATAGTTGCACGTGCAACTACCTGCGGTTTTCTTCGCTGACCTGGGGTTTTCTCGTCATCAACCCGTACTGGGTCGGAGGGGCGCT